GTTGCTGTGTCAGCCGCCGCGTACTCTGCGATGCCTATGTAATTTTCTGCTGTTAGGTTTGTGCCGGTGTATGCCGCTTGATACACGACTGCCGTGCCGTCTTCGCCGCTTTCATCATAAAAAGCAACCACCACATTGTCTGCGCTTGCATCATAAACAGAGCCTACTGAGCTTGAGCCAACACTTTTAAGCACTGAGGCGGTGTTAAAACTAATCGACGTGCCGCTGACCGTTCCAACAATCGCAGTGATGTAGCCGGAGTTGCCTGTATCCCTGTACGAAATTACTGGTTTTTTGGCGGCAACGTGATATACGACCCGCATTTCGCTACTGTTGGCGCTTTCAAATACAACAGGCGTTCCAAAAGATATTGATGTACCGCTAACAGTTCCCACGGCGGCAGTACCGTAAGAAGAGTTTGCGCTATCACGATACGCAACAACCACTCTATTGGCGTTGGCATCATAAGTTGTTGATGTCTCCCTCATGCTTGCACTTTCAAACACGGCGGCAGTACCAAAGCTAATAGATGTCCCACTGACTGTGCCCACAATAGCAGTGCCGTAATCACCATTGCCCTCATCTTCATAAGAAACTATTACCTTCTGGGCACTGGAATCGTAAGCAGATGAAATAAATTGCGTGGCGGCTTCTTCAAACACAACCTCAGAGCCAAAACTAATTGATGTTCCGCTAACAGTTCCAACGATGGCGGTTCCGTAGTTTGAGTTGCCTTGATCCCTGTAAAACATTACTACTTTTTGAGCGTTTTCATCGTAAACGGCATTGACGTAAGAAGTTGTGGCGCTTGCAAATACTACTGGGGTGCCGAAACTAATTGATGTACCCGATACAGTTCCCACTACAGCCGTGCCGTAATCAGAGTTATCGTCATCTTCGTAAGCAATTACTATTTTTTGAGCGTTTGAATCATAAGCAATTCCAATGTATTGAGTCCCTCCAGTTTCAAACACAACCTCACTACCAAAACTGATTGACGTGCCACTAACCGTGCCAACAATAGCGGTTCCTCGATCTGAGTTACCGGAGTCTCGATAAGCAAATACCACTTTTTCAGCACTGGAGTCGTAAGCAAGCTGATTGTATGTGGTGTTCCCTGAGTTATAAACAACAGATGTGCCAATCGCCTCTGAGACGTTAACGGCTGTGGCAGAAATCTGAGCCACATCACCATCAGCCTCAACAATTAAAGGCTTGCCTGCGGTGATTGAGCCACTGGCCTTAGCCTTGAACCGTCTTGGTAGTGTGTCGCCTATAGTCTTCATTCTTTAACCACCAATTCCGTAGCGGATATAGCCGTACCCGCCAGCACAGAAGGATCGTCTGCTGTCGTAGCTAATGTGCCATCCGTCTGAACAAAGTATTGCTGGCCTGCTGTCAAGCTGGTCTGGTTACGGTCTATACAGCCGACTATGCCAATGGTGGAATCTTCGTTGTCAGCGTAGGTATCGGCGGCAATGCCTATGTAGTTTTCTGAGGTCAAGTTGGTAGGGGTGCTGGCGTTTTGGAAAATAACGCCTGTGCCGTAGTTTGAGTTAGCCGAATCTGAATACTGGATTGCAATCACATTTTCATTGCTATCAAAGCAACAGCTTAAATAGGCCACATTTGCGCTTTCAAAAACTGTCTCTGTGCCTACGCTAAACCCTGTACCACTAATTGTGACAGGAACCGCAGTACCGTAGTTGGAATTGCTTTCATCATCATAAATAACGACTACTTTGTTTGCGTTGCTATCAAATGTGCAAGATGAATCACGAGACTCACCACTATTAATGTTTGCCGCAGACCCAAAAGAAATGCTTGTAGAACTTACCGTGCCAACAACACCACGGTGGTTGTTACCTTCCTGATAACTGATAAAAACTTTGCCCACATTACTGTCGAAGGTGATCGCAAGGTATTCTTTTATCGCGCTGGTTTCAAAAGTAGTTTCTGAGCCAAATGAGATAGCCGTGTCACTCACCGTGCCAACGACAGCTTTCCCTCTTGATGCATTGTCTTGGTCTTGATAAGCGATTACGACTTTGTTGTTAGTAGAATCAAAGGTTGCCACGTTGTATTCTGATCGACCCGACTCATAGACAACGGGCGTTCCGAAACTTATAGAAGTGGAGCTGACTGTGCCAACCGCCGCAGTGCCAGCATTAGAATTTCCACTATCTTTGTAGCATACGACCACTCGATTATTTGATGTATCAAAAGTGATGCCCACACCGCTCACGTTGGCACTTTCAAAAACAGTGGCTGACCCGAAAGAAATACTGGTCGAAGACACGGTGCCAACAATTGCGGTTCCGTAATATGAATTACCACCGTCTCTATAGGCAATGACCACTTTATTATTGTTTGTATCGAAAGTGGCTGAAACATCTCCACCCGTCTGTGCGCTTTCAAAAACAACGGGCGTACCAAAAGATATTGTGGTTCCACTTACAGTCGCCACGACAGCGGTGCCGTAACCAGAATTACCGTAGTCGCTATAACAAAAAACAACCTTGTTGTTACTGCTGTCAAACACGCTGGCGTGCTCGTTTGAGTATGCGGCGGCACTCTCAAAGACTACAGGGGAGCCAACACCTTGGCTAACGCTCGTTTGAACGACCTGCGCGACATCCCCATCTGCCTCAACAATTACAGGTTTTCCAGCCGTAATCGCACCTTCAGCCGTAGCGGTGTAGTAGGCATCAATGATATTGGGGTCGCTACCAATAAACCTCATGGCTTAGACCTAGCTTATTTCTTCGTAGCTGACGAAAACCTTGAGATCGTTTGCGGCACTAGCTTGTGCCCCAAGACTGCGATCCTCTTCTAGATACAAAGAAGTATTCTTGTCGATTATCACAAGCGTTGAGTCCTGCGGTACAGAAACCGTCTTAACAATCTCTGTAGCAGTGCCGCCAATATCGTCTTGGCTGTAGTAGCTAACTGTAATGTCAGCCGCTACAGACCCGTCTACATTTGCGACAGTAAGGCTGTTGATCTTAAACACCTTGCTAGAGCTTGCGGCATTAGACACCACAGCAGTGGCGTTAGTGTCAGTCAAGCTCACCACCGCAGACTTGCCTGTAATAGTGGCGACATTAACAATGTTTGGTGCGGCCATTTTCTATCTCCTATCCAAATACAATCGCCATAGCGATGGCTTTGCCCGTGTTAATTCCTGCGGCTCCAAATGACAACTTACCAGAACCATCGGTCAATAAAGCCTGACCGCTTGAACCATCTGCGTTAGGAAGCTCTAAGCTGTACGTTGCGGAGGCGCTATGCGGTGGCCCCTTTAGGGTTACACCGTGGCTGTTTGATTCGCAGTTAAACCTGATAGCACCAGCATTGGTGTTGCCGTATAGCTCTGTAAATCCTGTGCCATTTGGGAATAACTGTATGTTGCCGTTAGTGTCTGTGGACTTAATGGCATTGGTGTTGATCTGAAGGTTCTCAATCGACACTATGCCATCTGCATCTTCAAATACTGACTTGTCAGCAGGATATGTAAGAATGACATCCTTGGTTCCTGCGGAGAAGTTAACTGCACTGTTGCTATTGGAACTCGACAGCACCGTTGTACGGGTTATCGTGTTGCCGCTGGTAGCATAAGTGCCAAGACCAACCTCAAAAGCAAGGTTGTTGTTATCGACAATCGCGTAATAGGTTGTGTCAGCATTAGACAGTACAGAGGCAAAGGTACGGAAGTTAGGCTCCGCACCAGCGAGCGAAACAGCCCCCGTGCCTGTTGTTGTCGTGGTTTCTTTTACGCGATCTGCTACGACCAAAGCCATGACTAGGCAATCCTGATGATGGCGTTAGAGGCGTCCGGTGTGGGGAACACAATAGTGAAGTCACCAGAACTTGATGATTTGTCGGAGCCAAAATCCAGCACTAAAACGGTGTCTGTAGTGCCAGAGCCGCCGCTAGTCGTGGTGTTATAAATCAGCGCACCACGCGCCGTCAGTGTTGACGAGCCAAATGTGAGGTCTGCAAAGTCCGTCAGGGCTGTGGTTCCCGAGGTGGTCGGGGTCACATTGGTCAGTGTCCCGCCACCTGCTGAGTAGCCTGTACCGCTAATCTCATTGCCCGTTGTGTATGCCGTGGTCGCCGCATTAAAACTAGCTGAGTTGGTGTACATTGCCAGCTTGAATGTATGGGCACCGTTTGTAAAATTGTGAGCGCCAATAAGCAGTTCCTGCTTGAAGGACGTACACATAAAGTTTCCGCTGAAAGCCATATCATAGTCTCCTAATCATTTCGGCCAAGTCTTTGTGCCCTGCATCTAGCAAAGCGTTGTTAACAGTAGTCCTGTCGCTCTGAACGGCTTCTTTCATATAAAAAACAAGAACCGCTCGCATACGCTCCTTATAAGCTTTCGCTTGATCCCTGATAGCGGGCGGGGCCGTATCAGAAACACTAAGAAGTTTGGTTAAGCATCGTTCCGCCACCTCTTCAGGGGTAAAACCACGATGTTGAGTAGTCTGAACTTCGACTATGCCCGGTGATAGTGTAACTCCTTCAAAGTTCATTGTTTAGGCCTTATAACCATACCGGTCATATATTGATCCGTTACCTCTTTGGATTCTCCAAACTGCTTCATTCCGATAAGGGCATTTTGCAATTGAGCCGTGTACAGAGCTAGAACATCCTGCTCACCTTTCATAAAGGTGTACGCCTCTAGCAAACTGCCATATAACAGCGCCAGAGGAGCGTTTTCACTAAGCCATGACTGACTTGTATCGCTCAAGCTGGTCAAACTAGCGGGTCGGTAGTAATAATGTAGCTCTGCTGTCAAAGCGGCATCTGGAGTAGGCGCTAAAATAAAATTACTGCTATCAAACATCGCGTAGTATTTAGGTGTTCCTGTAGTACTACTGTTGGGATTAAACGTCTGTAAGAAGTTAACGTCCTTGTACTCGACAAAGATTTTGGACGAGGAAACCTCAAAAGAAAGCGAAAAAGGGGCTAAAAAATCAGACGGGCAATCTAAAAATTGATTAGACGCCGTGGAAGTCCCAACCACATTTTTGCGAAATACTGAAAGCTGTACATTCTTAAGAATGCGCTCTTCCGCATTACGAATAAACACGGGAAGATTATTGGTAAACGTCGTTTCGTCGTTTTCCGTGTAATCTTTTATGGCCTGTTTTAGTTCAGCGTAAGTAAAGCTCATGAAGTTGTCACCGTAACTGAGCCCACGGAACCCGTTAAAGCGTCCGTCGCATTAAGCTCTGAGGGCAACTGAGACACACCGGAGGTAGCCCAATTTCCATTACCCAAATAACTAATACCATTTGTAGTCTTAACCAAAAAGGCGCTGGTTGGGTTGTTTGTTTGGGGTCTAGGGTTTAACAAAGCTTGTGGGTCCACCGCTTTTCTGCGCGGTTCTAACTGAGGCTGTTTGGGCTCATACTCATCAGGACCCACCAACAAGCCCGTCCACTCACGCTTCATTTCGTTTAACTTGTACCGAAATCCCGAGCGATCTGATATGCCATATGCAAACTTTCCGTTAGCAAACCTAGCCATTACAGAATCCTTGAGTAAGCCATTGAGGGTTGGATGTTAAAGGAAGACCTGTCCCTATCTTCAGAGGCGGCTCGCTCAAACTCTTCCTCATAAACCGCTTTAAGAAGCTGTACGCGTTCAGGGGCACGTTTCATTGAAAGGTAATACGCCAAACCTGCGGCCAAACAAGGGTAAAACCGAAACGGCAGATCCATGGTGTTTGTAAAGGTGTCTGCGTCATCCATACGCACAAGCTTGTCTATGAGAACAATGTCCGTACTATTTTCAGGCACGGGCCACAGCTTCAAAACAGGATTGATCTGCCGGTCTACAAAAAACTGAGAAGGACGTGCTTTGGTCGTTTTAGTGGGTATGTTGATGTAATCACCCCTACTAATCCTTTCCAGCGCAAAATCCGTGCCACTTCTTCGTATGACGGCGTCCAGAACATCGATGGTAGATGCTCCAAGCGTGTACTCCGCAGTGCCCTCGGTAAGCGAAACCGTTGTTTGATCAATTGTCCATTGATTCAAACCCCGGTTTGCCCAATCAGCCAACATCAAGTTCAAGGACCTTTTTGCAGTTTTAAGGTCATAACCGGTGCGGACTTCTAGCCCACAGCGTTCATAAGCCTCTTCGATGTAGTCACTTACATCTAACTCGAAGTCTGTTGAACTTGAAACAGCCATTACTTATACCCTCGTACCCGTGGCTTTGGACAAGGGCTCATAGCTTCCTGCTTGTGTGCGTTTACCGGACCACCGTGCTTCATGAAGCCCATCTTGTTTCGGACTTCAGTCGGTAGTTTTGGCAAACCTTTGTTCTCTTTTGGAACTGCTTTTAAGTCCTTAGCCATGGCTATAACTTCTTACTTGAGCTACTACGAACACGGGGGCCTGAACCTACGCCGCCACCCATGCCTCTTTTAATAGGCTTGGCTTTTTTCTTAGGCGCACCACCGCCACGCATACCCGGAGGCTTGGCTTTCATCGCCATACCGCCACCACGCATTTTTTTAGGCGGTGCTTTTGCTTTAGGCGGTGGGTCCATCATGGCCTCGCCACCCTTTTTCATCCCCGGCGGCTTATCTTTCATCGACATACCGCCACCACGCATTTTTTTAACAGGCTTGGCTTTTTTCTTGGCCATACCATTCCTCATTCCCTTTGGTCCCGGCATCACAAAGTCTCCTGTATAGTTCCTGACGCTCGCCCCACAAACCGGCGGTTTGCGGGTCATTTAGGTACTGATCATAGTACCCCTTTTCTCTCAGCATTTCTGCCGATTTTTCAATAGTAGATAGCCGTTGCACAAACAACATGGCGTATGGCTCGTCCACTAAATAATCAAATTCTTGGTCAAACGCCTCTTCGCCTTCGTCATACGGGTGAAAACCCATGACCCACAGGTCTTTTTGTGTAAAAATACCGGCAGATATGGCGTCGTTTAAAGCCCCGATATAATCGTGAAACTCTTGTGATTCCTCGACAAAATCAAACTGCACAAACAAAATTACGTCGTAGGTGTCATCAAACTGTGACAAAACTGTGTATAAAGCTTGCATAGATTTGTCGTGACTAAACGAAAAACCTACTTTGTCAGATAAAAAAGCTTTTTTGGCGTAGGGACACGCCGGGATGTCGTTAAAAAAAGGGTTAGGCTTATCTAGAACTTGATTTGCCCATTCTTTTATTTCTTCAATGACTTTTTGTTCTAGGTCCATGACTAGTCATACCTAGTCTTCTTTCTACGGTCAGACATCACCGCACCACAACCCCGGTGATTCTTACGTATTTCTCCACCCTTGGCGGCTTTACGGACTTTAGCGGCCTTAGTGTTAGACACGACCTGCTTACCTTTTGAACCCTCACGTTTCTTTTTACGCGCCGTGGCGGCACGTTCTGATTTGCTCAAGCTATTGGCTTTAGAACGAGGCAAACAACGGTCTGGACGCTTTTTGTTCTTTGATGTTCCGCACTCTCCAACAATGTTTCCACTGCTGTCGATGCGGACCCAATCTTGATCCAGCCAATTTTTAAGCTCACCCATTAGCGGCCTTTCCTTTTGCCGCCTTTGGATTTCTTAGCGTAATTAGGGTCTTTGCAATATTTACTAGCGGCTAAATTAGCGTAGGCCGAGGGGTATGTGTCAAAAGTACGCTTTGCCCACGCCTTACCTTCAGGGCAAATTTTACTGCCTTTACTCTTACTGGACGCCGCACCACCTTTACGCATGTAGGTGACTTGAACTTTTGCTTTTTTTGGCCCTGTTCTTACCCTTGAGCCGGAAACTCCCATACCCATAACATCATCCTATCATCTTACTAAAAATAGGGGCGCTTATAATTAAAACAGCTAAACCCCAAATTTTTATATCTAATCGACGTAAAGAGTGTTTTTGATCATCAAGCCTTTCTTCAATACGAGCATAACGAAGCGCACACTCCGCTTCATGTTTTTCCAAACGCGCAGTCAAGCCTTGTCCGGCCAATGCCTCTTTAACATCCATGACTACCAAGCCTTACAAGACCAATAACGCGCCGAAAATTTATCCTTTGCTGTGTCACAATTGTGACGCGCTCTAAAATTACTTCTGCGGCCCGGCTGTGATTTTTTAATCGACATATTCGGATCGCCAAAACGAACAAGTTTTATTTCCTTGCCTTTTTTAGCTAAAACCGCACTTTTTTTAGACTTTCCGGGTGTTTTCTTGGGCTTGTTATAGCCCGAAAAAGTTTCCCCTCGGTAGCTTAAACGACCGGAGGGGAGCCTTTTTACATCTTCGGTGGTCGCCATCAGCTAAAAAATACCGTGATTGCCGTAATGTTAGTTAAGACACTGACAAAAATGTCAGACACTTTAATCCCCTCATCGGGAATGTTGACCGAGTGCGTTTCGCTCGCAGAAAAATCCAAATCCAGTACTGTGCTACCTCCACTAGCATTGGTGATGGTTAGTCTTGGAGTACCAGAAGTGGAAAAAACCTGAATCTGACGAATACGAGCAGGCCCTACACCAGCAGAGCCTGTTCCGGTCAGACGTTTTGATCTTACGTCTGAATTGGCCATGGTGACCTCCCGTTATGATGCGTCAGAAGTACTAGAGATGCCGAAGAACTTGAGCACAATCACTGTGTCGCTTCCGGGGTCGCCAGAAACTACAAGCTCGACTTCATCGCCAACCAGACCGCTTGCGCCAGTGGTAAAACCAGACATGCCCAACACGCCGTTGCAACCAAAGAATCCTTTGAATCCGGTTGTGTTCAACGCGGCAGAGATGCCATCGACATAACCATCGGTGTCTGCGTCAGTACCAATGTCGTTGAGGCTTACAGCGTTTGTGGAAGCTGTGGTGACCGCTACGGTAACGCCCATAGGGATAAAGTTGACGGGAATTCCAACCGCAGTCTCTTTACCTGTCGTGTCCCCATTGGCTACGGTAATCGTGGCCTCATAGGTCTGCAACGTCATGGTGCTGGTAATAGCGCCTGTCGTGGAATTTTTGGTGATGTCTTGGAACCCGTTTTCAGAACGGACGGGACCGTTAAACGTAGTATTAGCCATGAGGTTCTCCTGTCGTGGCCAGTGTCAGCCTCAGTATGGGGCTGTCAGGAAAAATTTATATTAACATAAATGTTCCACGTGGAACAAAAAAAGCCGCCCGAAGGCGGCTCTGTTTTTAGGCACCCGGTGTGCCGAAGACACAACGCCAATCGGAAACACCGAAACTGTAACGCTCACGCGCCTTGAAGCGCATGTTGCCAGTATCAAAGTCACCTTCCATTGCAGTCTTGATGGGGCTTCTGTTAAACATCTTGAAGCCGTTAGGTGCGTCAGTCTTAATGAAAAACGCATCTGTGTCGGTCAAGAAATGGTTAACTACCGCGCCATCTGGGAGCATTCCCATAGACTTGGTTGCGTTGAGGTCATTGTCCGCAGTTCCCGGACGCAGGTTAGAGTTGATTACCCGCTCTGCAATAAATTGCAGTTCTTTCGGAATAATCATCTTCATGCCACGTACCGCGATCTTCAGACCACGCTCATCCGTGAAACCGGCAATGTCAATCAGCATCTGCTCAAGAGAAGTCTCGTTGAGGTCTGCGGCGGTTGACAGCAAGTTACGCTGGTTCCCTGAAAGGGACGGGTGAGCGGAAGAGCAGAGAGCGGCACCATCTCCAACAGGAGAACCGGTGCTAAAGGCGTTGTTCAGAATTGAAGCGGCCTTAATCTGCTTGGTCTGGGACATGGATCGTGCCAAAGCACGGGTGTAACGAGAAGCAAGGCGGTCATACAGGTTGTCTTCAATCGCCTCTTCGGTGATTGAAAACGCCAGTGCAATCGTTTCGTGAGTATAACGTGCAGTAAATGTTTCCTGCGCGTCATCAAACGAGATGGCACCACCCTCTGACTTAACCGGCGCAGTGCCGAAGCCAGACAGCATTACTTCTTCTTCGAAAGCACGATCAGAAGTTTCTTCTTCAAAAACTTCCGCGTGTTCCTGTTCGTAGCGATCATACTCAAGGCCAAAAAGAGCGTTAAGCCCCGGCTCAAGTTCCTTCGCCAACTGTGCGCGAGAAATAGCCATTACTTAATCCCCCTTAAATGCCGGTTGAGTCGGCAGTGGTTTGTGAAGCAAAACCACGTGTGCCAGCGTTGAAATGAGCGTTCAATCGAACAAGCAGATGTGCCCCTGCAGACGAATAATCATTGTTAGCATCATCGTCAACCAAACCTACAATACGCAAAGGTAGCGTTGCAGTAACAGCAATCGTACTTACGCCAAGTTGAGAGTTTGACTTACCTGTATCGGTAGAACCGGTACGAGCAGACGTTCCCAGACTTGCGTTAGCAAAAACAGCCGCTAATGCAGTAGCTCGGTCAGTGAGGGTGGCATCCGCCGCAACGACGAACAGTTGATCAGGGTTATCAGCCACAAGAGCCTTTACAGGGAAGTTGGTATCTACAGATACGCTTCCTGATCCGGGCCAATAATTAAGAAACACAGGTTTCTTTTGTGTGGCGTCTTGATATTCAACCCCTACTAGAACACCAAGGGCTTGTGTGGTGCCGCCATTGGTAGCTCCAGCTTGGTCAATAACGCCTGCGGCAGTGGGAACACAAATGCTTCCATTAAAAATAGCATTAGAGTTGTTACTAGCAATTTCATACTGAGTAACGCCGGTGGTGTTAGCACCGCTTCCTACAAGACCAACAGGACGAAGACCAAAGGCAGTTTCTTGATTTGCCATAATTTAGTTCCTCATGCTGTGCGGCCCTATTTCTTGGGGCCGCCAAAAGTTACACGACTCTGACGCTCGGGTTTGCCGATTGTCATTGTTGGATGAGCGTTTTCTCGCATCATATCGCTTTCAACAGCTTCAATTTGGTCCGCGTTACGTTGAGAAAAATACTCAGCGCGTTCCTGAACTGTTTCTATCGGTATACGAGCGAGCATCAATCCGCCAACACCAAACACACCCTCATATTTACCCGAATCAATTACCGGAGACTCAAAATCTGGATACTCGTCTTGGCGAACAAGCTCATAGCCTTCTCGCAACCTTGCCGAAATATTCTTGGTGTCGTCAAAACCCCTTACTTCGGCGCGTATCCAACGATGTTTAAAGCCCTCTGGTGCGGGTGGGGCGTCTAACATAGACGGGGGAGTCCAAGGCTTACGCCGTCCCTGTTTCTCCCTTGACGCTGTTTCACGTGAGGAGCGATCAATACCCTCAAAGCCTTTCTTCTCTGCGGTCATCTTCTTACTCCTTTACGTATTTCGCGTATTCTTCAAGCGGCACTCCCAACTTTTTAGCAATTGTTACTTGGGTCGGGGAGAGTTTGACCCTTTTACCACTGCGCCCAGTTTTGGTGGAGCGTGAGACACCGGCAACATTCTGAGCGGGCTTGCGGCCAGTGGATTGCTCCTCTCCAAATTTATGCGGGAACTCCCGCTTAATTCTAGAGTCCAATTCATTGTAGTAGTCATCCCCTTGCGGGTCAAACCCTTCTTCTTCTATTAACTTTTTGTGAATTCCGAAGGCGGCAAAGGTCATCGCCTCATCGTTTCCAAACCAAGAGTTCTTTTCGGCCCACTGTTCGGCTTTAGGGTCAGGCCTTTGGGCCTGTTGCGGAGCCTGCTGTTGCGGCGCGGATTGCGGAGCCTGCTGTTGCGGAACCTGCTGGTTAGCTTCAGCGCGTCTCTGAGCCTGAGCATATTGATTAGCCGCAATACTAATATCCGTCAGTTCTTTCTGAGCAACTACAGTCCCTTCCGCATCACCTAGCTCAACAGCGCGTTTAAGAGCCGCTTCAGCCTGCTGTTGTTGAAGTTGAATGCGCTGACCGTATTCGGTCATAAAACCTTGATCTAGGTTCTGCATCCTTTGTTTAATCTGCTCTGATTCAGCCTGCACATTTTGTGCAAACTTCACAGCCTCTTCTTCACGACGCTCGGCTTCGCGCATTTTTTTAGTCAGACGATTAATACGCTTCTGTACAGATTCGCTGTACTCTGCGATCTCATCGTCAGACGAAGCCTCTTGCTCTATTTCAATCTCAGGTTCTTCCGAAGCAATTGTTCCACGTGGAACATCTTCTTCAGGTTGCTCAATCTCTACCTCTGTGGCTTCAGCATCTCCCACATCTAATTCAAATTGAGGTTCTTCGGCAGGCTCTCCCATGGTACTTCTCCTTTACAAACTAAGAATGTCTTCTGGATCGTCAATTGTTGCTAGGATCTCGTCGTCGTTCAAAATCCTGCACTCTCCGCCGTCAATACGGAACCGAGAACCAGCATAACGAGCAAAGATTACCCACTGTTTTTCGGTGCACCACGGCCCGTCAGGGAACTTTTCAGCATCCTTATAACAAAGAGGGCCTTGTTTAACGACATATCCCACAACGGTCTGAAGCTGAGTGTCGTTCAAGACTTGGTTGGGGATATAAATACCGCCTTCAGTCGTTTCTTTGCCGCGGTATGGGAGGATTAACATGCGCCAGCCAGTAGGCTGTGGCATACGCTCCAAAAGACTTTTGTCCATGGCCTCGGGGTCGAGTACCTTGGGCTGTGGAGCTTTGTAAAGGGATTTGACGCCTTCTGCGGCGGCGTCTAGGTCAATTTCTTCAGCTAGATCAGTCATTTAGTTGCTCCTGTTTTTCTAGCAGGCCCGAGAGTTCCTGTGCTACATAATTCAAAGCCGATAGCTCACCCATAAGGTTTTGATACTGCTCCATCGACTTTACGCCGTTGTTTTCCAACAATTCTAAGACTTGTACGCGCCTGTCCTTTATAGACTTTTGAACAAACTGTACTAAGTATAATGAGTCCACATGCGCTCCATCTCAGAAAGTCTTATCTATATACCACGACAGTCTAAAAGGAGCAACTAATATGTCCACATGACAGGTCCAGTGGTGCGGATATCGACGTGAACAAACGTCTTTGCAACACCTATGCCACCAAACCCCAACTTTAACGCTTCTTCTACGATTTTCCTGCGTTCAATCCCATTATCTGCATGAATATCCGCCGCAATGCCCTGTGCGTGGGTGCCGGGCTTTATCTTGGCCTTTTCAATAGAGTGCTTTGGGGAACGGTAACCAGAAGTAATATGGAAAGGAAAATCACACGCTTCGCGAAGCTCGTCCAAACGTGTAATAAAATCTGAAACTATTTTGTTTTCGCCCGTTTCCTTACAAGCAAATTCTTCTTCTTTGAAGTATTTGTAGATCACTCTTTCTTGCCCAAAAACAACCCAAACGCGCCTGTTAGCGCACCGGTCATAACACTGACCAATGCCGCTTGCTCTGGGTTTGGGTCGGGTAGAGACATAAACCACTCAACTGTCCGGTATGTCATCCCAATCATGGCAAACATTAGTACCCGTGGAATGATGCGCCACGCGTTAAGCTGTTCTGGCGTCATTTTTCGCGAGCTACTTGTTTAGTCTTCTCAAAGGTCCGTAGACCACCGAGGCCCAACATCCCAAGCAAAACTGTAAGAAGGCTCTCCATTTCAAACACAGGTAACGGAGGGGCTTCCACACCAGCAAATGTGATGACAAAAACAGCAATAGGCTGGCCGACAAAGTGCCAAGCCAGAGCAACACCGCAAGTCCACCCAACAAATGGTCGCCAGCCCGCGACAAACATAGATTTATGTGCCGCTTCAGCTTTATTAATTTCAATCTGACCTTGTGCAAGCTCTTGAGCATGACGCTCTGACATTGTTGCAATTTCATGTGCAAGCTTCGCCTTTTCGTCAGCATCCGGTATGAACTTGTCCAGTAAACCGGTAACGGGACCTATCAGTGCCTGTAGCATCAAAACCCCCTAAATTAAGCGTTAGTGAAGCGTGAGCCACGTAAAGCCGCCCCCATACCACGCTTTTTGCCTGTAGTTACCTTGGCAAACGTAATATCCGGAGTCTTTTCTTCCTTTGCTACAGCGTAAGGAATAGAGCCTTGACCTTGGATATCGGCCTTGGCTACAGGGTTTGGGGGGTTCTTGGGCGGTGCGCCATCTACCTTAACTTTCATATCAATTACCTCGTTTTAACAATTCACGTTGTAAAGCCGCATCAATCCTAGCCTGCGTCTGTCTTTCTTGACTAGCAAGCCGTTGCTGGAACTCCGTCTGCTTGTTGGACATACGCTGTTGGTCCATTTGCAACTCTGCCTGATCCATCTGCAAATCGGCCTGTTGCTTCTGAGCATCCAACTGAAGCTCCTGTTGCTTGAGTTGCACCAGCGGGTCACCTTGATTCTGGCCCGTAATCTGTGCCGTAAGCTGTTTCAGCTTGGCAAACTCTTGTGCATTGATTTGAGCGACCATGGCTTCTAGCTCAAGCTCCATATCCGCATTCAAAGGTTGACCACCTGTTTGCTGTAAAAGTTGTGCCGTAGCAATCTCTTGGCTCTTAACCTTAACGTGTTCCATTACGTGCTTTTGCAACGAAATAGCAGACTGTGGCAAGGCCTGTAGCGTCCCAGAAGTGCCGAATGTCAGGTGCGTCATAATGTGAGCATCGTGATCCTGACCTTCAAACACCTTGAGTTGTACGCTATCCAAGGCGTCAATATTTTCTTGAGCAGGGTCTTTCGGTATCGGATCGTCTGAGGACGGCGCTATCAATATCTTGTCTACGTCATTGACCCCCAAAGCCTCGTACATACGACGATAGGCTTCATGCAAATCGTGTATTTGCGGGGCCTGCATAGCCATCTGTAGCTGGGCTTGCGCCAGTGAAATACGCTGTGCCTGCGAGAAAGAGTTGGGATTTGATACCGGAACCACGTCTATCCGATCATCAAAGTCCCGTTGCATGATCGCACGATCACCGCCCATCACCGCATAGGGGTACTCCTGCGGTAAATACTCAGACATCACCCGCGCAAGAAGCTTGAACTCCTGACGCATCCCATAGTGCAGACGCTTATGCACCGCACTCATGACCCGTGAGCCCTGTTCCAACAACGCTACCGTCGTGCCGACAGCCGCCTGCTGGTTACCGTCGCCCACCTTCATGTCCGTAATCGTCGCGAACCGACGACCCGCATCCACCACAAAGCCCAAAAGCTGGAATAACGTGGTGTCCGGACCCTTGAAGGGCAACGGCATGAGAGAGTCTCTGATAGCCCCGCCGGGCGCATCTACGTCCCTGAACTCACCGGGCTGTAGCGGCTCCTCATCGTCCCTGACCCGTAGGCCGCGGGCCTTGAAGCCTGCCGGTAGATTTGACAACGTACCCGCATCAATCAACTGACGTAAGGCCGCAGTGGCTGTGCGAGACAAGCCCCCAATGGTGTGGATCAGGCCAAGGCCATAAAACCCAAAACCGGGCAAAAACTTGTAATGCACGAAGTACTGGATTTTTTTCTTTACGTCGCTTTCTTCTTTGAAATTGCGTCGAATAGACAAAACTTGTCCGCTATCTTCGCTTATCGTGACGATATACGGAACTTTGATGCCCGTTGGCTCGCCATCTTCCCCCGTGTCTTCAAAACCTTCTAGGTCCAGATTGACATGGCACTCAAGCAAAGTGCAGTCATAATCCAGATTACTGGGCTCTACCCCGTCCAGTTTATTGATCTCCCCCGTAATCTCGTCCTCTGCGCCTTGCGCCGGAATAACGGGAATGTCCCTGTAAAAACCCATGACCTGCCGAATACGCAGATCATTCAATGTCATCTTCACAACCTGAGTGATGTTTTCACAAGAATCTAAATCACTGGCGCCGTACGGCACCACAATGTCCTCTGCCGGGACAAACTTGCTGACAGCGCGATCTATCGCCTCGTCATAGTAAACTTTCTTGAAAGTAGAACCGGCCAGTGGCAGGTAAAACAACATCTGATCAAACTCAGGCGTGTACTCCTCCATCACATTGGTGATGTAGTAGTTCATAAACTCTTTTACACGAAACGCCTGTGCCTCGTTTTCCCGCGTCTTCTCACCAATAATCTGAGTGCGGACAGGACCGGATGGCGGCAAAAGCTCGTTAAAAGCCTGTGCCTGAAACTGTGTGGCCGCTTCTGCAAGCAAAGGGTGCGTTACGCCGGTAGCCCCTCTGAAGGGCATTGTGCGCTCTTCATAGTTATATCCCAAAAGCTCCAAGCCCTTGGAATACGCGTCTTCCCACTCGGAACGAGATGATTTGTTGGCATCAAACTCGCCTAGAAGCTCTGAAGATAGGCGGCCAAGCTCTCTATCGTCCAACTCCTCTGCCAAGTTGCGATAGAAATCGCCGTCATCAAGGCCAACCATGGCCATAGGATCAAAATCGACAATAACTCCACCATCTTCTTCGGCCTCAATCTCTATGCCCTCTGGCAAAACTTCGTTGACTTTACCTACAAAAGTACCGGGTGCGGCTACCTCAATGTCCAACTCAAGATCGGAATCTTCTAATTCAGAAAGAGGGGCCGTGCTATCCATCAACGAGGATAGCTGTGCTTTATCGTCACCATTGGCCATCAGGCTCTCCTAGTGTATGGGGCAAATGCGCCCACGCCGCGTCGTATATCATACCCTTGGAACATGTTCCGTGCTACGGGGGCCATAGAACCCACACCGCCGCCCATAGCGGCCTCCAAAGGTATACGCCGTGCCCGCATTTCCTCTTCCGTCAACCTACGACGAGTGGGCTCTTCCTCTTCCTCTCGTATCTTTGAAGCCGTTGCTCCCGCACCTAATGTTGCCGCCGCCCCCAAAGATCCCGCTATTGCTTTGTCTTTAACAGATGATTGGTTTGAAGGTGGAGGCACCCCGCGGGAACGAGTGTCTTCTCCTATTGGGTAAATATACTGGCCGGGGTCAAGGGCTCTTTCCGGATTGGCCTGCTCTGTTCGTAAGGTGGGGTAAATGTCTCTGCCCGCACCTTTTTGTTCCAGATAAGTAGATTCTACTGTACGAGATTCAACCTCACCCGGAACTTTTAAATAAGCTTTACCACTTTCCATAGACATTTCAGCAATATCGCGAACACCTTTTTCAATGCTATAAAAACGGGGTAAAAATTCCTCAATGGCCCCCCTTACCGCTAACATTTTGTCTACGTCACCAAATTGCTTGATAGTCTTTTGAACGTCATTAACGGCTGTTTCCATACTTCCACGGGTGTACTCATTACCACGAGTATTTGTTCTGCCTTTGTATTTTTCTGCCAAAGCGTCTAGAGCCAATTCTCTTTGCTCTGGACTGTATTTTGAAAACTCTGCTATTTTTCTAATGTCACTTACATCAAGCCCAAGCCCCTCAACAACAAGCACTTGGTTGATAGGTTTAAAAGGAAGTATTGATTGTGCTTCTTGAGAAAGTTTTTGCCTAAGTTCTACTGTCGCGTTGTCTATTAAATTTCTTTTCTCTTCGTCAAAAGCTGTCTGAGCGTTATCAAGGCTGGGGTACAAAAATGTACTAGAAGCTCCTCGCTCAAACCCCTCTCTTCCTTGCACAGCATGTTGCACTTCATGCAATAAAGCCGCCAAAGTCGGTTTATCCAAACCCATTTCAGGATCAACGCCAAGTCTAATAGCATCGCCAGCTTCGTTGTAATCAGCCTTCAAATACACCGATTTATTGTTATTCATTTCGGGCGTTAATCTAGTTATTTTCAGCTTTCTAAGATCGGGATATTCTTCATACAACTCTGGAAAATCCATCACGTCTTCAAGATTTGTGCCTGTATACGGCTTTAAATCTAGGGTGTCTGAAGCAAACTTGGCATCAGAGGTGTCTATTTCAAAACGAAACAAACCATCGGATTCCCCGTAATAACCTTTGTGTTTCTGGCCGCTTTGCGCGTCCCAAAGGTCTTGTTCCTCAAGTCCTTTTTTTTGCAATTTATCTACTTGTCGCTTCGTTTTCTTGCCACTTTTTGCACGTGTGCCGCCCATTATCCCAAGCACCGTGCCACCTGCATCGCCCGCTTGGGCAATACTTATGGCTGTTCCGGGGGCATTGAGCATTGGTGCGCCTAAAAGAGCTTCTGACGAATCTACAAGAGTTCCTGTTTGGGGGTCATATACTTTCTCTTTACCCTCCAAGGCGGCTTGTGATGAGATTAATGCCCTGCGTTTAAACTGCTCAACGGCCTGCGGAATATCCATGTTTTGAAGAGTCTCGGGCAAAGATGCAATACCTTCTGCAATCATGCCCGGAACTTCAGATAACACCGAAATTGCTTGAGGGGCGGCAAACTCCGGCTCGCCATACTGACCGGGTGTTGCCGTTCTATCTACATATATTTGTCCATCGGGACCAACGTAAGATTCTGAAAAAGTTTCTTGATACGGTTCTATGACTTCCCGGCGAACAGGCAGTAAAGGGCTAAGTAACTGTCCAATGCCAGAACCTTCCGGGCCTACGCCATAAAGATATTCTTTTTCAGCCATTATCTAACCGTAGGCATGATGCCCATTTGCATCGTGGGCCGTGGTGCGGTTTTCGCGAGGTTACGGCGAAGGGTCGCTTTAGATCGTTCTGGGTTTAGAAAAGTCTCCAACCCTTGGCCGGTCATCGACATGTCCATACCGCCGGTCAAATCCACGATTCCGCCCATGGCAAACTGACCAGTTGTTGATTGAACTGAAGCTTCTTTCGCCGCCGCATCCGACGCCGCTTTTGCCGCCTCCGCCGCTTCTGCCGCTTTACGCTCTTCCATGGCTTTAATTGCGGCTTGCGTAGTGGTTAATCCTGTCGGACCGGTAGGTAGGAAATCTGAGGCCTTAACAGTAATCCCTTGCTGGTAAGCCACATCGCCGGGGTCTACATCAACATTGCCCTGTCCGCTAACATCCCCAGCAATCAGACTTGAAAGTATGTTGTTGTCTCGCCCTGCCGCATCGTAAGCACTTAAAATTTGGTTGGCTTCCTTGTTTGTTAATACGTTAGCGGGCATAACAGTAGAGGGGAGAAAACCCACGCCCTCTCTTCTATTTTCAATAACAAATTTAATAACGTCATAAACATTTTTTAGCTCGTCATCCATCTCCATAAGATTTTCGTCAACAAAAGGCGTAGGTGGAGGAGCCGTAGTTGTGGTGGCGGGAGTAGTAGTCGTATAGGTTGTTTGGGGCTGTGGTTGAGACGTGGACGTATAAACATTTCCACGGCCCTGTGTATCAGCCAAATTAACCGGCTGTGCGTCAGCCGTCGTAGCAATCAAGGGGGGTGTTGGGCCAGCGGGCGGAACATAAGGGTAAGCCAGATCAGACGCCGGAGTCAGGTATGGATTAACCGGACCCGGTTGGGTCATGGGATCAAACTGACCTTCATTGTAAGTGTAAAGGTTAGGTTGTTCCGAAGAATCAACCAGCACATCACTCGTAGTAAAGAAAGGCGATCTTGGCGTACCGCCCGTGGGACGAACCGCGCCAAAAGTAGAGCGAATCCCTTGGTCGGTATACTGCATCAAAAAGTTATCGTCTGTCGCAAATCCGCCCGTTTTGCTGGCAGAATCTATCGAATCAAATATCCGGTTCCATCTCGCGTCTGTCTCGGGATCAAACTCTGTGCGTTCAAAAAACCGTTCTCGCTGAAAGTTTTCATCCGGACGATTAAAGTAAGCATTGAGCCACGTGGCATCTCCGCTTTCGTTTGCAAAGTGATTGCTAAACCACGCGTAGTCTTCATCGCTTACCAGACCCAAAAGACGTAGTGTGTCTATCATCTGACGGTTATTGGTTTCGCGATAAGGTACAACCATGTTGCCGTCAAAATACAAATAAGAGGGCAACGGCGTCTTAGCTTGTCCGGCATTGGCCCCTTGAGGGCCACCTTGTCCACCTTTTCCGGTGCCCGTTGGTCCTGCTCCCGTTACGTTGTAACCAACGCCCATATTGGCCATTTGTTGTTTTTGTTCTTCCGTTAAAGCGTCGTAACTAAAAGCTCCGGATAAATTAAATCCGGCGGGGTTTGAGCCGCCAACAAGCGGTACTCCACCCCCGGTGTTCATGTACTGAGGGGCATATGAACCAATGCCGGACATCAACATTTTATTTCCCATAAGATCTACCCGTAATATTGCATTGGCCGAAGATTTGCACTCTCATCTTCCCAATAGTCTGATGGCAACTGAACAAAGTTACCCTGTCGGTATCGCATCAACGCCTGCGTGGTGCTGTCTACCAAGTCATCATACTCCCCATTAGGGAACGCCGCACACTCTTCTATTACATCGTGCGCCCAAGACTCATCCGGTGCCCAAATCATACCGCTTTCAAAAAGCGGAGAGACACTGTGTACCCGCGATACCTTATCGTTACCGCGACTCGGCGTAAAGTTTACCACAGGGATGCCCATATTCCGTAGTTCGTGGGTCAAAGGCATACCACTCGCCTTCGCTTCAATAATTACCGTCTCAGGCTCCCAAAATTTGTAGGATTCCATCGCAACTTGCTTCAATTCAGGGAAATCCCAGCGCCCCTTCTTAGCATCAAGCAAAATAAGACCCGCAACCGTCCCCTCTTCAGGATAAAACACGCCCCAAGTCGTAATGGCACTGTAATCCGCCCGCGTATTCTTGGAAAAAGCCGTGTCATAGCTCTGAATCACGTACTGCAACTGCGGAATCTGCTGTTTATCCCACACATTCCACCACTCACGCTTGATAATCGCGTTCTCATCACCCGTAGGGTTCTGCTGGTACTGGGCATTCCACTTCGGCAACGGAATTGATCCCTTTACCGCCTGCATTTCCTCAAATGACCAGAACTCAGGCCACAAAGGTTGTCCCGAAGGCATCTCCATCGGGAACTCAATGACCTCCCAGTTGTCCGCTAACTCGTCCCGACCCTGTGCCCGGATCAATTGACCCGTCAAATCTTTCTCTGACCACCTAGTCATCACCACAATGATGGCCCCGCCCGGTTGCAAACGCTGTCGAGGTCCGCCCGTGTACCAATCCCACGCGTCATCAAAGCCACTCAGTGACATCGCCGTCTGCTCAGAGTGCGGATCGTCAATAATGATCAAATCACCACCACGTCCCGCCAAGTTTGACCCCACACCTACGCCGTAATACATACCACCACGGGCCGTGTCCCACCTACCGGACGCCTTCGAGTCGGCAGAAAGCGCCGCATCCGGGAAAATCTCCAGATAATCATCCCTCTCCAGCAGATTTTTGATCTTCCGGCCAAAGTTGACCGCAAGCTCCGTGGTGTGCGTAGCCTGAATAATCTTCATCGCCGGGTTTTTACCAATCATCCAAGCCGGGAACAGGAAACTCGCAAACTCTGACTTGGTGTGACGCGGCGGCATATTGATAATCAACCGTTTCAACTCCCCACTGGCCACCCGCTCAAGCTTTTCCGCCATGATCTTATGGTGCCGACCCGCAATAAACTCGGGCCACATCGTCCGGACAAAGCTCAAATAGTCCGTCTGACAAGACTCAACCTGCTCAATCTGCGCCAGCCGGTATTCAAGCTTCAGAATCTTCTCTTCCGCTTCCTCTAAGGACTCAAAACTAGAACCATCATTCCGCATAAACACTAGCTCTCGGGGTTAGTAAGTACTCACTTCAATTATAAACATATATGCGATCCGGTAGCTCTCAATTTTTTGCAAAATTTTTGAGGCTCTGGGACTCCTATACACGTTTTTTTTGAACCGTAGCACGTTTCAGGGACCTCGGCTCGGGGCTTACGGGTTTTTTCTAAAAAATTCATATGGTTTTCTCACTTCATTGTTCGTGAAAAATCTAGGTTTGCACTGTCTACCGCGAGACGTGGCGGCGTTGCGTGAAGTAAGTGCTCACTAACCTCGGCGGCGGCGCGGTGACGCGATCCGAGTCTGGGTCCCGCTGAAATCATAAGTGCCTTAAACGTGTATTTAAGACAGTTAGACGTGCCAGCGGCCCGTTGCCATCGTCATGACGCGCCGCCGCGTGTCCGGTTATCGTCCCGCCGCGTGTCCGGTCCGCGGGGCGCGGCCCGCGGTACGTTTTGGACGGCGCTCGGGGCGCGGACCCCGCGCCCGTTGTTACCGGTGCAAGTTAAAGTAGATTCGAGGGGGCGTTTTGGGGCTTTGTGAAAACTCGGCCCAAAAAAATGGCCTAGGCATTGATCTGGCGGGGGTGTTCCTCCAGGGGAGGCGCTGCCGAACGGGTAGCCGTGCCAGAAACCAAAAACTGTCGCAAACGGCAGGCAAAAAAAACCCCGCCGAGGCGGGGTCCAGTGGTGGCCGCTACTGGTCAGCGGCGGGCGGGTATGCGGATCAGATCGCACTCGAGATCATCCGAGATCCCCCAGCGGACGAACGTGTCCCCCGTGGGCTTCAACCTGCCATTCACCGCTCGATAGATCAGCGGCTCCGCGTTCGCGGTTTTGCAGACAAGATACTCGGACTCATCAGTCAGCCCTTTCGACTGATCAAAGTCCCGTAGGCGCTTCACGCAGAACCAAACCATCATGCTCCCGTAAACCTGTTCGATCGGTGCGATCCGGATCATGCCTTGCCACCCTTGGCGCGCTTGAACTTTACGCCCATCTCCGCCAGTAGGGTTTCGTCAAACTTCGCGAATTCTTCCGCGACTTGCAGGAATGCGGGGTAATGCTTTGCCAGTACCTTTCGGTTCTGGATATCCAGCGCGCACACTGCAGTGTGGATTCGATCGGCGGCAGTGGCCAATTCCCATACGCGGGTCTTCGCTACGCCTACCGTCTCAAGCTCGTTTTGAAAATTGTTAGACATATGTCTGTCTCCAAAGTGTCGCCGCGACATTGCGGCCCGCCTAGTATGCGATAAACGCCGGACAAAAAAAACCCCGCCGTGGCGGGGTAGGTAAAAGCCGGAATTGCTTAGGCGGTTTTCTGATCAGCCGCGGACATTCTATCGATGGTCTCCCGCAACTGAATATTTGCTCGCTCAGTGTTCTCGAGATCCAAGCGCAAACCGACCAGCGCGCTACCGATAATTTTGATGTATTGATCGCCCTCGGCCCCGCGGCCATCGAGAAACGCCATTACCCGGTCAAAAGTAACGGTGTGCGCTTCGGGCACATCAATTCCATTAAATACGGCGGCTTCGATAACTTCGGCCACGGTGATATTGCTGTTATCCATCAACTCAAGAATATCTTCGGCATTATCGGCCCTAATATAATCGGGCACTTCGTCGCATACCTCAAAAGTCGCTGTGACTTCTACTTCCTGATCTTGGCTCAAATCAATTCGTATCATGGTTCTATTCTCCAAAATGAAAGCCGCAAAATTACGACACAGCTAGTGTCGCATACCCCGCGGACAAAAAAAACCCCGCTCGAGGCGGGGTCAAATGTCACTCAGGGTGATACCAACTAGGGGCGCGGGCTTGCTCCCCGTGGCGTTGCCAGTAGTCGGCATAGTGTCGCGCCTCCTGATACATTCGGAACCAATCCGGATTGCTCTCGGGAAATCGTGAACGCATCGCCGCCCGATGCCAGCGCAAATAGCGCGCCGCCTTCACTCGCCATTGATCCCGCTTAATCATGACGCGGCCCCTATCAAATCGGGGTTATCCACTACAAAGCCGGACCGATCGTAACGGGCCGATCCTTTTGGGGTTAGCCCGACAATTTGACCAGTGGCAAACGCGTTGGCGATATCGTCGCGATCCCCATCGATAACGGGCCGCCCGCGGAACATCCGCGGAAACCCGCCCCGAAAAACTACCGCCACGGGGGCGTCAGTTTGGAAAGCGCGCCGGTTTTGGTTTCGGTATTGGGGCCGCCCGCTATAGCTGAAAATGAGCTTGTAGTTATCGGGGGTTTTCCCAAGCCGGACCGCTTGCTTTGAATAGTCCACAAATAAAAGCTCGGGGTGCGCTTGCGGTATGCCGTACCGTTCCCATTTAACATCTGAAACAACATTAAGCCGGACCGCGCCACGCTCGCCGGTGCGCTCACAAAGCTTTGTAAAGTTTGTTAGCTCACGGTGCAATTGCTCGAGAAACCCCGCCCGATCATTATGCAAGTATGCCGCCTTACGCTGGCGCGCCTCTCGCACGTTATCGAACCGCCCGCGGCCCTCATTTACTAAGCACCAGTCCATGCATCCCGCCGCTTTTGCTCCGGCACAAAGCACGTTATCCGGATAAAGCGATAGCCCCGCATAGCGGAACGGGGCCGCCTTGCCCGTTTTTTTCAGTTTGGGGTTCGCGCCCCGAGTATCCAATAATTGCATTAGTCCACCCCCATCAAAAGCTTTTTAAGATCCGCCACAGAACGGCCCGATTTTGCGGATAGCTCGGCAAGGGTAATGTTGGTTCTATCGAATAAATTAATAATTTGTTGATCACTCATTTTTGTATTCTCCAAAGTCACCGCCCATCGCGGCCCGCTTAGACTATCGCATACAACAGGCAAAAAAAAGCCCCGCCGGAGCGGGGCACACTTTGGAGTGTTAGATCAGGCGGCCATGGCCACGCGTTGCCAATCGGATCGGGGCAGGTCCAACACGCGCCCGCCCAGCTTCTGCCAATCGTCCACACTGTCCGCGTCCGCGGTATGCGCTACCGCCGTGACCGCGTTTACCATTGTGGCACGGGTGACCGGCTGACCGGCATATCCGGACTGCCCGATAGTGGCCAGCAAGCCGTCCATTAAACTGGCGGTATCTTTTTTGGTCAGCGCCAGCACTTTGCCCATGGCCTCAACTGCCGATTGTGGCGAGCCTTCGACTTTGTCATCATGCGCGGTTTTTATCTTTTCCAACACTTCATCGAATGATTCACGGCTAGCGTATGCGGCGGTCACGTCCCGCATCTGAAGCGCCAGCGCGTGATTATCAGCATCCTTTGCCTCATCAGTCAGTAAACCCCACGTATCAGCATCGCCTCGAGCGCCAGTAATGTGAGACTTGCGTGTACGCTTTTCGGTTTGCATACCGTTTAAACAGGCTAGCGTCCAAAACATTTGGTACACGTTAACGCTACCGCACCCGACTTCACTGTTAGACATACCAATACCAAGCGCCATGATGTCGCCCACCGCCGCGCCCTCACCGGTAATAACCGCTGACTTCAGTCGGAGGTACAGGCGCTTATCAGTCACAGTGCCGTTTACCACTTGCCACTGGGCATCGCTTTCCATTAGCTCGGGCAGGGCCGAATTCAACAGGTGCACATTGTCGAAAGTCTTAAACTTATCGCTGACAAACGCTCGAGCCGTGCCCGCGTTATCAGTGTGCTGGAATGAACGAATCATTCGCACCGCTGGCTCTTTCTGCCAGATGGCATTGATCAGGCCATCGAATTCAGTGGAGTAATCCTGCTGAAGGCGGCGGGCAGTCCGGACATCAATACCGGCCCGCTGGCTGATCTGATCAAACGCCACATCATTAGCGGACAGGATTTGAGTAGGTGCACCCCCCGTCTGCTCCATGATGATCTGACTGACTTTGCTACCGTCACCCGCATCACCGGTCACAAGCTGAAGCTGATTCGTCGGGGCCAGAAAGTCCTGCGATCTGGCGGCTTGATCCTGTACCTGTTGAAGCAAACGGGTCAGGGTCTGGTCTGAGTTTTCAATTGAATTTTGCATAGTTGCTCTCCAAAGCAAGCGCGGCAGGATTGCCGCATAGCCACTATCGCATACGGGGCGGTGCGGGGCAACAGCTTTTTTAAAAATTTCTACAGGCATGAAAAAGCCGCCCGTGGGCGGCTATTGTCACTTCAAAGTACGGTCTCGGATTTGCTGGACATATTTCAAATCTCGACAAAGTTTACTGAGCATCACTTCGCCTTGCTCTGTGATGGGCGCTGGTCTACCAACGGGATCGTCGAAGAGCCAAACAAAATGACCTGTCACATTAAAGCCCTTACGGGCGCATTCCAGTGACCACGATTTGGGCAACGCATAAGAATATCTATGGTCAGGAAATAAGGCTTGAATTTCAGCGTCAGTCATACGAGCCGCTTAAAATCAATTGGTGGATAAGCCCCTAACTGCGACTCGCCCACTTCAGTGAAGCCCTCGATGTGATTCAGAATCTCACACAGCTCGAGATCATCCCAGATGACCTTGTGGCCAATGAAAGGCACACCATCGTCTTCCTTCTGCCACGTGTCATGGGCATAGAGCCTCGCGGCTTTCTCGGTAACAAACCACCGGCACTTTTCTCCAGACTCCACGGTCCACAATGTGATCAGACTCATGACTTATCCTCCAAACGTAAAAGCATGGCTTCACAGTCCTTCAAAGATACGCTGTCGCCCACTTCATCATCATAGGCATATTCATTGCCGCTCAGATTTTTGCTGTTCTGTAGCAGACACCGAAACATTTTTGTCAGCAATTCTTCGTTCGTTTTTGTCAGCAATTCTGCTTTCATTGTTTTCTCCAAATAGCGGGCAACATTGCCCACCGCCACTATATGCGGGTCAGCGCATACTTGCAATACTTGTGAGGACCTCTCTGTAGGAAACAGGGAAACTAAAGTGCTTATCCGGTGTAGCCCGCAATCCGTCCTGCCATACGTCCACTGCTCGGTTGCCTCGGTAGAGGAACACCTCATGTCCTGTGGCGCTGGTCAGCTTGACGGCTATCCAGACACTGCCCTTGGCGTGTTGGGTCAGGAAGGCGACTTGGTGGGGAGACATCTTCACGCTCATGTTGGCTGTGGTCTTCAATTCCACCATGTGCCAATTACCCTGACTGTCCATGATCAGGACATCCGGCACACCCAAGGTGGCTCTGGATTCTAAGCGTGTGGCTGACCAATCAGGAAAGTTGTCCCTCATCGCTTTCTTCAGAGACTGCCAAAAGCTCGCCTCCCTCTGTTTCTTCGTCTTCGGCTTCCCGTCCAGTATGTCCATCTGTTTCCTCCGCTAAACGCTCTCGAGCGCGTTTTCGATTACCAGCGTCCTCTGCCCCCGCGTCATGGGTCAAAGGGGCGTAGGTTTGCTTTAGTTCGTTCAAAGCTTTCATGACCTCTTCTTTGCTCATCTGCTCAATCGTGCCGTGACGAATCTCTGTCTTGTTAACGTAGATGTCACCCTGCGCCTGACCCCTGCGGTACTCAGCCTGCACTGCCGCACTGAACGCGCCTTGCTCGAGGGCGGCATCCCGAATAAGTTGCAGATCTCTCAAGTGGCGCTGGTATTCCACGCCGTACTTCTGATCAAGCTCCTGCCGATACTCTCGGATGGCTCTGCACACATGGGGAGAAATGCGGGGGTTAGTTAGCTCAGAAGCGCGAACGTGGGCAGACTTTTCAGGATAGCCCGCGTTGATGGCCGCTTCCCGCATGGTGATCTGACCATCTTTTGCTACAAGCTCACGTACAAATAACTCCTGCCGCCTGTTTAGCCGTTTCTCCGCCAAAGGGGGTCGGTTCGTCTGCTGGCGCTTTGCCTCGGGCAATGCCGCCGCCTTGGTATCTAAAACATTGGCGTATCTGTTCTTGGCCATGGGGCCTCCGTATCCGAGTAAGTTGCGATAACTTAGCTTAAAAAGCCCGATCTATATAGTATTTCTACAGAAAAACAAAAATATTTTTTTCAAAACTCAGAGCCCTATATGAAATAAGCTTGATTAAGCTCCGAAAATCACAGTGGTGTAGACAGTGGTACGGGTCCGGTACAGCAAAAAGTGAGCTTTTATGCGGGCTCCAAGGCCACCGTACCGCCGTACCGCCTGTACCGCCATTTTTCAATTTTATTTTTTATTTTTTTTATTTCTCTGGGAAAACTCTATATAGAAAGGCGTTTTAAGAGTTTGTAGTATTTCCGAGCTTCGGCTATTTCATTTTCGGCCACCAGCCGTTTCATCTCTTCGATAATCATCCGCTTTTTAAGCCGCTGGTCCTTATCCCACATTCTTTTTTCAACCTGTTGTTCCTTCCAACGCTTCTGTGCCGCGGACGCTGACCTGTGAAGCAAGAGCCGTTCTTCGCGCACCTGCTCCAGACTCTTTTCTTTGGTGGCCCTGATAACGCCCGCCTCAATGCCCCGTGGCCCGTGTTCCGTGGCGTCATCTTCTTTTCGCCTGATCCACCGCGCCTGCTCGGGCATACGCGGTCTGATGTTCAGTTCTTCGGGTCGTTTGTATTTTCTTTTATGTGGACGGCCCGTTGTCCGTTTTTTCCTCAGACCATCATCTTCAAACAGACGCTTGCGTTGGATGTACCTGCCATGGTTGTCGTGGGTGTCGTATTTACGTGGATCGTCGCAGTCCACCAGTTCCCCGTAGCTGTAGATCAAGTCTCTGCTGGGCTCAAAGTTTTCCAGACAGGGGGTGTCGTAGGGGTAGGTGCATTCGTTGTTGAGTCGAACCAGTTCATCGACATAGTAGTCTGGAAGTTTAAGTACGCGTGGTTTACGGCGTTTTAACGGACGATACTTTTGAGGACGCGTTATAAATTTATTTCCAGCCCACATCCCATCAGAGTAAGGGTTGAAATGACGATCTTTTTTAAAATCAGCCATGCGACATAGCCCGTTTAAGAATCTCGGTCCGAAACTTCTGACCCAAAGTCCGTGAGCACACACCAGTTGTTCAAGCGCGTGTCCCAGAGCAGATACACTTTGTAGCCCGCGGAGAGGGCGATCTTGTACGCAATCAGGGCACTAAGCCTCTCCTCCACCCAGTACATACCAAAGCCTTTCTGAGGCGTGGTTGGTGGTTCGTCGCCGATATTTGCTGAAAGGGCTTCTACGGCTTCAAAGCGGCCTTCTTGTTCTGGTTCCCAGTAAATTGCTCCGCAAAAGGTGTGCCACAGGAAATCGAAATCATCCATGTCAAAGGACAGGGTGTGCCTGTCGGTTTCTTCAAGGACTTTGAGCAGTACGGTAGCTTCCATTGTTTTATCCTCGTTTACTGGTCATGGGACGCATGTATCGTTCTTCGGCAAGTTGCACACGTTTCTTGGAACCGTCTGCCCACATGATCTCCATCCACTTGCGGCCTCGCTTCAAGATAGCCGCGGTCCGTTGTCCGTTATCCGTGTGGTATAGCACGGGTTCCCAGCCCCTGTTGAGGGCTTTTCGATAAGTCAGTTTCATAGCTTTCTCCCAGTAGCCATAAAACATCTTACCACGCTTTACTCTCATACGTCAAATGATAGAAAAACGGAAAGGGTTGCGTTTTGGTTTTCTATCGAAACTTGCGTTGGATGTATTTGAAGGCGCTGTAGATAGTCAGCACGTAGAAGGCTATGACGGTCATGGGTATGGAGATGTAGGCCAGTTCCCACGGGGACAGGAACAGAAGCTCCCACGTAAATTGAAGAGCAGACTCAACGTCCCCCATGGGCGCTAAATCATAGGCTATGTCGTTTTCGTCTAGCAGGAACTGGAGGTCATCCCATTCTTCGGGCGTGTAGCACCGGACGTAATCTTCCGGACAGGGTTGCATCAATGAAGCATGGACCCGTGGGCCGAGTTCACATAATCCTCATGCTTCTCGAGGAGATAGTCGGTGTAGATTTCAAAGCCCATGTGGCACAGCCCTGCAAAGAACTCCTGCTCGCTTTCGGCGGACAGGATTTTCATCATGCTTTGGCAGGTTTCATCCCCGAGCCATGAGTCGTTTGTGGTTTCGTTTATGACAAAGTCGAGGAAAGCCTGATCGTCTTCCAACAACTGGGCAATCTCTCGACGTTGGTTAGTGGTCACTAACTTTTTATCGCTCATCTAAACCTGTTGCCTAGCAAGGCTTTGGACCTCTCGAGGCAACGATTGTAAGACTTACAGCAGTAATTGTCTGCCCGCGGCGTCAGTAGCGTGTCGAGGATTCTACGGACGATTCTCCAAAAACAACTTTCAGTGGTTCTGAAGGCGCGGCTGGATATTGTTTCGGCAGGGTTTCCGCCAAATAAAATGTTTAGCGCAATGGATAGACCGTCAATCAAGTCAACCACATAAACTTTCGCTCGTTTTAGCTTCGAGTTTTTCAACATTTTTTTCATCCGAGGATAATGGTCGGGGTGTAAAGCTGAAACGTCTATGATAATTGTGGTTTCGCTCATGCAACTATGCCCACTAAGCTCATAATCAAAAGGATACCACCAAGGATGGCGTATTCTTTCCATGTCATGGGCTTGAATTGCTCGGGCTCTGCTTCGTTGTCCGTGGTCCCTGACGCTTCGACGCCGCCCACTGTGACCCATGCCTCATTCTCTGGCGTGTTTGGATCGTCTGCCACAAACTGACCGCTCTTGGTTCTTGCTCGTTTTTTAGCCATCACGCTCTCCTATATCGGTGTACGATGGTTCCCATAAACTAACATATATGCGGACCCCGCGCAAAAAAAACCCGGCTCTAGGGCCGGGTCGGGATCATCATTTTGCAGTCACTTTGGAGAAAACTATGGTTGATCCCTAATTACTTTTAGGAGTCCTGCGATCCCCCCATGAAAGGTTATCGCAGAAGTTCAAGGTATCACTCAGGTCGGATAATTTCAAGAACCTCCATGGTAGCCTCTGACAAAGGCGTAATGGACAGATCTTTTTGAATAGCTATAGGCTGTTTGAGCCGGTTAGCGGTTTGCTGTCCGGCTTGTATTGAAATCAGCACGTCTTCAATTTCTTCTTGGGTTATTAATATCTTTTGCATTATGTTCCCGCTCCGCTTCACCTTTAGCTTGGAGCAATTGTTGCCAGACTTCCAGCTTGTCGAACTGGTCCTTGGACACCGTACCGTTTGCAAAGTCCTCTTCAAACTTTTTCAAAGCTTTATCGAATTCTTGCTGGATGGTCATATGCTGAAGCTTTTGGAACTCAGAGGGGTGTCGTTCTCTTTCTTGAACGTGTCCACCTGCTCAGAGATGTACTCCTGATCGCGGTTAGACAGGTTCTGCATCTTCCATTGCTCAATGATATAGCGCAGTTGTCCGCTGATCGTGCGGCCTTCGACGCGGGCAATGACCACCACTTCCTCGTAAACGTCCCGAGGTAACAAAGTGGATTTCCATTTGGTTGTATCCATTTGATTCTCCTAGATATTACCAAGTTTTTTGTGGTGAGCCACACACATTTTATGTTGCTCAAGAACTAAAGATTTGTTTTGCCCGTGATACGGGATGGCTAATCGTTCTGCCACCATGAAGTCGTTTAACGAGTCTTCGTCGCCGTCAATCATGACGGTGGCCAACACCCTGCCAAATTTACCTTTGGAATCTAATGAGGTCTTGATGGTCACTTCTGTACCAACGGGCAACAAATTGTTCACAAACTGTTTGGCAAACCGGCCCAGTGCCTTGAGGTCCTCAGTTCCCCCGCTCACCCTACGCGTCTCCGCTGTATCGATCCCGTACAGGCGGACGCTCATTTTGAGGGACACGTCAAATCCCAACCGGACGTTTAGAGACAGGCTGTCCCCGTCAATGACGCGTAGCACTTCGGCGCGGTAGCAGTAGAGTTCCATGCTATACGATTCTACGCATAGTTATGAGATTAATCAAGCTCTTCGCCCTCACCCCAGCTTGGCCCGTAGTCCACGTCGCATTTGTTGGGAACCTGTAGCGGCACGGCGTTTTGCATGATGTCGGCAAGCTCTCGGGCGTGGTCTTCGCTCTCGACTGAGAAGGCCAGTTCGTCATGCACTTGGAGCATGGGCACGTGCCCTGCTTCACACACGTCCACCATGGACTGCTTGGTCATGTCGGCGGCAGACGCTTGGATCAGACGGTTCAAGGCTTTGTAGGTGTAGGCCCGCCGTAGTCTGGTCGTTGGTCCGTGAGCCGCGATGGCTTCTTCGCGAGGCAGGGCTTTGTGCATCTCAAAGGCGTCAGGCTCCCAGAGGTCAAAGCGGCACTTTCTGCCGCGCAGGGACCGCACACTACCGGATGACCGCGGGTCCTCCAGTTTCTTCTGTACGCCTTTCATGAGTCCTTTTACGAAGGGGACGCGCTTGTGATATTGCTGGGTCAGGGCTTTGGCTTCGTCCACGCTGACATCCAGTTGATCTGACAATTTATTGACACCCATCCCATACATCATTCCGAGGTTGATGACCTTGGCTTGCTTACGGGGGATGCGGGCCATGTCGCTGACCATGGTGTGGAAATCCATGTTGGGGTCGTTACGGTACGCGTCTACAAAAGCCTCGACGCCTTCTAAGGGCATACCTTTGTAATCGCCGTAGTTCTTGGCGAAATGCACCAAGATCCGCGGCTCTTGTTGCGAGAAGTCTATTGCCGCCCACTGCTGACCCTCCTCTGGTAGAAACAACGAGCGAATCATGGGGCCTAGCTCTGGATCGCGGGCCGGTATCTGTTGCAGATTAGGCGAGTTCATGGAGATGCGGCCTGAGACGGTGCCCCCGTCATCAGACCGTAGCTGGTTGATGTGGCTATGAATCCTGCCGTCATGCACGTACTTCAGGATGCCGTCGATAAACGAGCCGCTGGTCTTGTTGAGGTTGCGGGCTTTGACGATCCACTTGGCGAGGTCGTGGTTATGCTCCGACAGGAACGATTTGGTGAAGCTGGGTGACCCTTTCTCTGTGCTGGGGTAGGGGATGCTCAGTTTGTCGAAAGCTTTGGAGATAGATTGCGCCGCCCAGATCTCTACGTCCATGCCTGCCAGTGATTTGATCTGTTTGATGGCCTCTTTTTCCTGTTTCATCAAGACTTGCTTGGTCCGTTCAGCGCGGTCCAAATCCACCCGTATGCCGCGCTTGGTCATCTCGACAAGATGCGGTAGCAAGCGAATCTCTAGATTCCACACGTCCCACAGGTCTTCACGGTTGAGCAGGGTTTTGAAGTGATTCCATAGCTCCAGCGTAATCTCTGCGTCTGTCTCCGCGTAGGGACCGACATACATAGCAGGGAGCTTCCACATCTCGCCCTTGGGGTCCACGCCAAACTCTTTGGCGGCTTCTACCAGTGTCTTCTCAGACTTCGTCTTGCCGAGGTAGTCGTAGCACAGGGCGTTCAGGCTGTAGCTGAAGCGGTTTTCGTCAATCAAGCTGGCGGTGATCATGGTATCGATCACGCGGCCTTTGACCTCGAAGCCCTCTGCACGTAGCCATCCAAGGTCGTATTGGGCGTTGTGCATGATTTTATCGGCAGGGCACTCAAAGACCTTCTTGAGCCATTTGCTGACAATACGCTTGTCTAGGTTGCCGCCGCCTGCATGACCTACGGGGATGTAGCATTTCCAGCCGCCTACCGCTATCGCATAACCCACCACCTCGCCATCCTTCGTAGGCCAGCCCGGTCCCTTCTGTTTGAGGTTCGGGTCGCGTGTTTCAACGTCTATGGCTATTTCGTCGGCGTCAAAGATATCCGGTAGCTCTACTGGGGGCACCCAATCTGATTTGGGCGGGAACATCGCCATCTGTAGTTTTGTCATGCCACTTTCCTCTCTCGCAGTACCGCTTTTTCAAAGTGGTGACAGACTCTGCACCACCAACCCACACGCTTGTTTTCTGAAGCAAGAATGATCTCTTCGGCTTTGTTCTTACACTTGGGACACTGGATATGACTCATTTCGGTTTCCTTTTTCATAACGCATAGGCCCTTAGATAGTCGTCCGGTTCAAGGATGTAGAGGTTTTTCAATGTGCGGGTGACCCCCACATAGAAAACGCGGTGTAGATCATCGCCGCCTTCTTCCATGGCCGCGGCAGTGAGGTCCGGCAGGATCACTACGTTCTCTGCTTCGCCGCCTTTTGTGCCGTGGATCGTGGACAGTCGGATGCGGGGCTTGGCGTTAAACTTCTCGCCGCTCCGTAGGAGAGCCGTTATGTAGGCCCTGTCGGCATCTGGGATGCGATCCATGGCCTCATGCCAGATCATTTCGTCAGTGGCCAGTAAGCCGTAATGGTCTTGCAGTTGCTTGAGGTCGAACATGTCCTCGTCGTCTGCGGCTATGTTTTTGTGACCACGTTTTATCCGTGCGCCATTTCCGGTCATGTAGCCGTAGATTGCTTGCACTGCACCAAAAGGGATTGCCTTGCCTTTCCGCATGGTTTCCCAGCCGTTAATGGCCAAGGACATCTTTTCGGGAATGGAACGCGCACCATTTTGTCGCTCAAACAAATATCCGCCGTTTTTTATTTCTTGCTCTATTTCTCTAAGCATATATCGAGCTTGAGCCATGATGAGCCAACTACCCTCGGACATGTCTATTGTTCTGATGTCTGGCACACGAAATATCTGTCCCTGCTCTTTTTTGGGGTGGTAGATTTTTGGGAAACGATTTTGTATACGCGAGGCGATTTTTTCTGCCAAGGCGTGAATTGCCGCAGGGACGCGGTAGCTTTGTTCTAAAACTTCCGCATCACCGGACAAGTTGATGAAATGGTCAACGTCCGCCCCAGCCCAGCGATAAATAGCCTGATCGTCATCTCCTGCCACGTACATCCGCTCGGACTTTTCATCCAGCTTATGAGCAATGTCCCACTGCAAGGGCGATAAATCCTGCGCTTCATCCAGAAAGCATATCTTCAGCGGGGGCATCAAATGGTCGGCCTCGTTGGCAAAACGCATGATCAAGTCTGTAAAGTCCATCAGGCCAAAGGTGCTTTTGTAGTTGGCGTAAGAGTCCGCCACATACTTCACTTCTACCCACGTGAAGTTGACGTTGGAGTGGTTGTACTCATGCTCCAGCGTGGTTTTCTTGGTCTTTGACAGGTTGATCAGTTGCAAGATAGGGTGATCTGTAGCCTTAAACGACACATTTTCGTCATCGCTGGCCGAGCTACTGAGGGCAAAACCTATAGCTTGGGACAACTCTTTGTAATTCTGCGAACCCATCAACTCCGTCTCTTTGACGCCCATCAGTCGGTATGCGAGAGAGTGAATGGTGCGGAAGTACGGCAGATCCTTGTCAGGGTCCAAGTCAAACCGCTTGGCCGCACGTTCTTTAGCCTCTGTAGCCGCCTTACGGGTAAACGCAAAGAAACCCACCTGTGACGGTGGGACGCCTTTGTCGAGGGTTTGTTCCACCATGTTCAACAACGTGGTGGTCTTCCCGGTTCCGGGCGGGCCGAATATCCTGAACATCAGAACGGGTCCGGGGTCCGTGGTTCAAAGCTTTTAGGCTCTGGATCGCCTGTAACGGTATCTGGTATCGGGACGCGCCACACACGGACAGGTTTACCTTTAATGCGTATCTGGACAGCCTCGCCATTGATATCCCGCAGGCGCTGGGCCACTTTGTGAGTCTTGAACTCACTGAAGCGGTTTTTACGCAGGAAGCCTTCAAAGTCCTTGAGCCGGAAATGAACGGCGTCGCCTTCTTCATCCACCCATGGACGGCGGAGCAGGATCTCTTCTTTGTCCTCCGCTTTTTGTGTAGAAGTGCAGAACTCATCCAAAAACTCGTAAAACTGGCCGTTGATACTGGCGTCCTCGCTCACCTCCATGATGGCCCCGTCTGTTTCAGCCATTTCCTTCATAAGCTGGTTAATGCGGCCCTCCCACCCGCGGCGAGGCATGGTCTGGGGCATAAAGTTAAGCTGTTCGATACAGGCTTTTTGAAAGATGGTCTGATTCTGGAGCGCGTCGGTGTCCAGTTCCAGCGGTACGCCGTTCACGTCTAGGAACCAGACAGGCGGAATGGAGTTGTATTTACGTAGGTTGGCCACGGCCATGTCGCTGACAGCCGCCCCGATACCAAATTTGCGAGTTTGGCATAGCTCACGGTTGCAGTACGGCTGGATAGGCGGCTCATTGCAACGGTAGGCGTAGTCCTTCTTTTCTAGCTGTTTGACCACGATATTGACCTCATTCAGAGGCAAAGGCGGGTCGATGTAGGCCATGTTGTGGTGGAGAATTTCGTCCTGCCATGTGTCAGGGTGCGCCTTCCGCAGGTATACGCCTACGCTAAAGAGTCCGTTGTTTCGGCCTCCTTCACTAATTTTCTGGGAACATAGGGTTTGGAGACAGGGCGGACCGTCCACAATCGCTGTTCCTTCGACGGTGGCCTGCGTGAGTGCTTGTATTTGCTCTGAGGTCTGGACGTGCGCGGCATGTAAGCCAAAGAACTCCTGCAATGTCGCGGCGGACCCATCGTCGTTAAAGGCGTAGCGCAACCCCTCTTCCGCATTGAAATACGGCATATTGAGGAAGTTACCGATATCGCCCCGGTCTAGGAAAAGTTTGATTTGCTTCGGAAATATCTCGCTACCGCCGTAGCCCAGCCCACTAGCTAGATGCTGAAGTGTGGACTGCATGGTCTTGGCGGGCACCCAATCGGTGCTGAAGATGAAGCAGTGTGCGCCCCCGCTCTTGGAGCGACAGACTACCAGAGGAAGCTTGGCGTGGCGAATCCGCTCCACCAGCTTTGCATGGTCCAAAGGGTATTCATCTATATCGATGCAACCCCAGATGCACTTGTCGTCTTCGTTAATCGGGATGATCCCGATCCCTGCTCCCTCTCCAGCCAGATGTTGCTGGAAATGCTCCATGGTCCGTGGTTCGCGAATGACTCGCGCTTTACCTTGTGATTTGCCATTAGAGCTTGTTCTGTCGATTTCAAACGTGCCGTAAGCCTGTTTGAGGCCATCAAATATGGCCGAGAAACGATCTGCATCAGACATTTTTTATTCGCCAAAGTAAGGGGGCCGAAGCCCCCGTTTTCCTTAAAAGGGTGCGTCTTCTCCTGCACCCGCGCCATCGTCGGTGTGTTTGACTTCAACCTCACCGCGCAGAATGGATTCGGAAAACTCTTTGGCTTGCTTGTAGTGTGCGCCGTTTTCGACGACACCTTCCAAGCTGATGTCCCAGCCATGCCAGCTACCCTTGCTGTTCTCTTCAGAGACAGTCTTGAGCAGATAGATGTGGCTGAAACGGGGTGGTGTGAACGGCCCGTTCTTGCCCACCAAAGTGCGCTGGGCAATCGTGGAGTTCCACCTGCGGCTTTTCTTCAACTGCGTAGATTTCATGGGGATCAAAGCAGTTGTAGTCGTACCATCTTCCTCAAGAATGACGACGAAGTGCTGGTGCGTCTCCTCGAGGTACGTCCCGTTACCGCCAACAACATAGTCTTTGTTGTCGTTCGGGTCCCGCTCGACTTTCGGCAGAGTGTCGTCCGGCGTGTAGATGTTCACAGGAGCGCCACTGCCAGAGCCCCGAGGAGCCCACTCAATAAAGCGCCGCTGATAAGCTGAAGGTATGACACGAATACCTGTCTTACCAGAATAGACCGTATTCGATACGGTATTGAGGATATCGCCTGCTTTCGCGTCGTCCAGATCATCCAGCACTGGGTCCTGACGGCTAAGAAGCTTGAGGAAAGGTAACGCCAGATCGTCTTGGCCCAAGTTTTCAAGGCCAAGATTGGCGTCTTGTTCAAAGATGTCCGGGCTAAACGGTACAATTTCATTAGCCTCTTCCTTCTTCACTGCTTTTGATGCACTCATGATTTGCTCCTTGCAATCTTGGCCCGCTGGCCTGTGTACGCGCCGAAAAGGTCCATGGGAAAAGAGTCCCCAGTTTCCACCCGCTCTTTGACCCACGCTTTCAGCGTTTGCGCGTGGACCTCGGTTTTTTGCTCTGGGATGTAACCCATTCGCTGTGCCGCCTCCATAAAGTCCACGGCCTGTTGGTCTTCGCCGCGGGCAAAGTTACAACTGACTGTGTTCTTAATGATGTCCCCAAAATCGTTATCTCGGAGCCATTGGAAGGCGTTTTCACGGTCCGCCACTTTGATGTGAGCACCATATGTCGCCTGTACGGTCACTTTGGAACCATCATCGAGTTCGATGGCATTGAGGCCGAGTTCCGCCAGCATGGCCGGTAGGTCCTCGTCGGTCAGCTTCAGGAGGTCACGTTTGGCCTCTTTCAGCTTGTCATCAAGTTGTGACACCAGATCTTCTTGATTACGGATTGCCCGTGCGATCTCAGCGACACTACTCAAGCCAGTGTTGTCCATCTTCTCGATGGCGGAAGCCGTGACTTGGTCGGCTTCCATATCTAAGAGCATCTCGCTCATTGCATCTCCTGTCGTGGTTAGGCCCTTTTTTGAGGGCTGGACAGCCAGCGTACCATCGCATATTATTGCAGTCAACACGCAGAGGGCCTATATGTACACTTTCGCGACACAACCTTACGAACATCAACAACAAGTCTTTAATGATTCGTGGCAACGGCCTTACTTCGGGCTTTTTATGGAGATGGGTACAGGAAAGTCCAAAGTCGCCATCGACACGATGGGCGCGCTGTATGAGGCGAAGGAGATTAACACAGCTTTGGTGATTGCACCGAAGGGCGTCTTCGACAACTGGGTGAAGAAAGAAATACCCGCGCATTTGCCCGAGCGTATTCAGACAAAAATGGTCAAGTGGCAACCCAACTTTACCCAGAAGTTCCGTGAGGCAATACGCGAGATAGCTGACCCAGAGAAGCGTGAGCCGGGGTTCCTGCACATTCTGGTGATGAACACAGAAGCGTTCAGCACCGCCAAGGGTGCAACAGCCGCGGAGCGGTTCGTGAAGATCAACCCTAACTGCATCACCATTCTTGATGAAAGCACAACAATCAAGAACAAGGGTGCCCAGCGTACCAAGAACCTGATCAAGATAGGACAGATGTCAAAATACCGACGCATCCTGACAGGTTCGCCCATCACTAAAAGCCCCATGGATTTGTTTAGCCAGTGTGCGTTTCTGGAGCAAGAGGCGCTGGGCTTCAACAGCTTCTATGGCTTTCAGGGCCGGTATGCGGTAGTTCAGCGCAGGAACATGGGGCCGCATAGTTTTAACGAGGTTGTTGGATATCGTCGCTTAGATGAGCTTGGAGAGAAGCTGGACAGGTTCAGTAGCCGGGTGCTGAAAGAGGAGTGCCTCGACCTGCCGGAAAAGGTGTACCTGCGGCGTGAGGTCAATCTGAGCAAAGAACAGGTGGTGGTCTACAAGCAGATGCAGGATTTGGCGCTGGCACGGCTGGAGAAAGGCGAGTTGGCCACTACAGCGTCTGTCCTGACACAGATCATGCGGCTACAGCAAATCTGCTGTGGTCACCTGCAACCGGACGAAGGCCCTCTACAACCTATAAAAAACAATAGGTTACCGGAACTTCTTGATGTGGTTGAAGAAGTTCAGGGTAAGGCAATCATCTGGGCGACGTGGACGCATGACATCCACGCCATCGAAGAGGCGTTGGCCAAGAAGTATGGTCCGGGGTCCGTGGCAAGCTATTTCGGAGAAACGGCGCAGGAAGACCGGCAGGACATCATTGAACGCTTTCAAGACCCGGATTCGGAGCTACGGTTCTTTGTAGGTCAGCCACGCACTGGAGGCTACGGCATTACCCTGACAGAGGCCAACACCGTCATTTACTTCAGCAACTCTTACGACTTGGAGATTCGGTTGCAGTCCGAGGACCGTGCCCACCGCATCGGTCAGAAAGACACCGTGACCTATGTTGATCTGGTAAGTCCGGGCACCATAGACGAAAAGATCCTGTCCGCGTTACGGGACAAGATCAATATCGCTGGTGATGTACTGGGCGAAAGCGCCAAGGATTGGCTCATTTAAACAGGCTTATCTTGCATCATCATTTCAGCGGCAAGCATTCCTATGTCGTCTTGAGGACCTAACACTCTTGCGGCTCGCTGAATAGACTGCGGTGTTGCTCTCGCCGCCACTGGAGGTGATGCGGGCGGTGGTGTAGGTGTAGGTGCTTGCGCGACAGGCGGTGGTGTAGTTTCGGCCCGCATTTCATCACCAAAGAAATAACGCAGAGCCAACGTACCGCCCTCAAATTCCACGATTGCACGGGCTATGTCGCGAACTAAAAATTCTGGGACTTTTCTGTTTCTGGGTACACCCGTCCTCTGCTCCATGAACCGGATGTAACCGTCTGTGTCATTTTCTGACGGAGGTGCATACTTGGTTATGAACTCACCCAACGTCAGACCTCGCGTTTGCGTATCGAGGACAATCTGACGGGTCAAAGCGTTGAGGCCCTGACCGGGGGTAGAGAAGGATGCAAAGCCTTCTAAGCCCTCTTCGGCTCCGGGCTGTCCTACCATTCGTAGATTGCCGGGGTTGTTGTTCTTGACTGACAACGGTGCATCAGCAAGCTGTCCTTGCATTGCTTCAAATTCGCGGAGAGTGTCTAGTTGCTGGGCAGGAACTCTCCCCGCACCAGCAAGCTGTCCTTGCATCGCCTCAAATTCGCGGAGAGTGTCTAACGGGGTGCCGCGGGGTTCAGGTGAAGACAAGTTGGTTGGGCGCTGTGCAACACGGGCCATGATTGGATCAGGTGCGGGCTCTGGCGTACTGTCAGTAACCTGCTCTACTTTCTGTGTTTCTATGGCCGGGGGCACTTGTGAGACAGCTTCTCTCTGTTCACTCTGCGGAATACTTTCAATAGGAATGAGATGCGTCACTCCCGGCATTGGCTTCGAGGGCAACGGAACATTTAACATTCCTCTCCGCTGACCCTCTTCATCAATAACATCTCGTCGCGGGTCAAAAAGTTCAAGATCTTCTTTAAGTTGTTCTCTTGTTTCTTCCGTGCCGGTCAGGGTACGGCGTGGGAGGGCAAAGCCTTTCGATATTAAAAACCTTTTGGCGTTGGCCCAAAAACCTTCTACACCGCCACGATCTATTTTGGTTTTTGACAAGTACTCACCCAGTTCTTTGGGGTTCTGCAACATGTAGATCAAGCCCTCAATGTTTAGAACTTGAGACTCAGCACTTACCAAAGCTCTACCCAAGGCCGCACCACGGCCCGCGATAATCAAAGATTCCGCACCCGCAGGGCCGCCCAATAGCTCATTCAGGTTTATCGCTAATTTTGATCCAGCCACACTCGCAACCAGTTCTAACAACTGGTTTTTTTGGCTTCTTGGCAACTCTTGATAACTTTTAACTGTTTGATTTTGAGCAATTTGAGCTTTGTTTAAGGTGTCTAAAAGGAACGATTCTTCAAAATCGTTAAATAAATCATATTCTCTTAATACACTGGCAAGTGAGACGTAATCTTTTGTGCCAGATATTATGCTCGGATCTTCTGTTCCTAATTTACCTTGAATACGCCCCACTACAAAATTTTTAATTTTTTCAGCATCAATCATGCCTTGCGAGTTTGTGCCTTGGCGAACCGCATAACGCATTATGTTTTTAAACAAAGTGTTTTTTGCGGTTGCTACCCCTACAGGGTCCATACCAAAATCGTCAACCGCACGATCAAATAATTTAAATGCGTCTCTTAAATGTTTAAGCGGGTTACTTGAATTAAAAACATTACTTACAAACACGTCCGCAGTAGCATCTCCAAGCCCCAGATCGGAAAGCATATGTTTTAGTAGAAGGTTATTTTTTGCTTCCTCTATATTTTGATTGATCCGGTTTTTTTCCGTGTCAAATAAAGCTTTGGCGCTTATGGGGGTTCTTAAATCATTTTCCAAATACGGGTCAAACAAATCCAGAACTTTTCTGAAGCTTGGGTCGTTAAATAATCGACGGTATTCTTCTAAATTTAAACTGTCTAATTGCTCAAACTCAGCCGCAGAGGCAGGCGTCGGCGTTCCTTGTGCCGTTTGCAAAAGTTCAGATCTAAAACCGGGTCGTAAAGCTTGTGCGCGACCATATACGATGGCTTTACTTAAAGCTGTCTGTAAATCATCGGCAATTCTGTAAGCTTCTCGGTCCGCCGGTAACATTGCCGAAGGTAGGTTAGGCGTCGGCAAAAAGATAGCCATGGCTTGGATATCTTTTGCTGTTTCATACAACTCACTAGATCTATTCCCAGAAAATAACTTCTCAATCAACTGAGAATCGGGTATGAACATTTCTCCGCTTTCTGTTTTCCTGCGTAATTTACTACCCGTCAAGCCATTGAAGGTGTTTTTAAATGCCGCGTAATAAGCTTGGGCAATACCTAAACTGCCCGCGATAAATTCCGGAAGATCTCTTGTATTGAGAGTACCGTCTATGTCTCGCTGAAGTAATTTGGCAAATTCGCCATTCAAGGCCAAAGCCACATCATTTACGTTGCCAGCCTCCGCGGATCTTTTAGCCCCTAAAGTAAGACTACGTGTTTTGCGGAGATCACTAAATGGGACGACAACAGGGAAACCAGATTGCTCTAATTCGTCACGTAGCACCCGCAAGTTAATTATTGTATTGGCCAGCCTCCTGTTTTCGTTAGAAACAGATTCTTCTACCGGTTGTCTAACCTGCTCCAAATTTGTTCTTTGAACAACTGCGTCTAATCTTCTGGTCAATATATCTCGAACATATCGCAGGTCACCAATGTTGAAGGTAGGCGTTCCTCTGTCAAACCCAGTTACCCCTTCTCGTATGTCTTGAGCTTCCGAGATAGCTTCATCCGTTAACTGAAGTTCTCTTTCCAAAACAGCTTGCTGGTCAGCAAAACTTAGTGAGGAAAATTCTGGGTCACTGCTTCGGTATGGCGGTGGAACACCTCTACTGCCGGAGCGAAGATCATCTGTCCCGGTCAACAAAATGCGTTGGTCCTGATTCATATTTCGCGTCAGCCGGTCTAAACGAGCTTCTATTCGCGTTATTGAGTTTTCAACGGCAGTAACCGCTCCATCCCCTACCCCAACCCCGTCCTCAATTTTATTAAGACGTGCCGTGTCAATCCCAGACTCTCGTAGCACGTCGATCATAAAATCAACGATGGGCTTTACGTTGCCCCTTGTCTGACTCAATTGAGAAGGCAATCTTGGGAATTGGCGAGCGTCCAAGATGTCAAAAAAGTTTGGTAAACCCCTAAGAATAGGCTGTCCGTCTGGACCTAGTTCAGGCTCCCAAAACTCTTCTACGTCAAACTCAGGCACCTCATCATAAAGTTTTTCCGCTCTATTGCGGTTGTAATCATAGGCTTGCTTGAGCCGCTCCCTTAACACTGAGCCCAACTCTTCGGGATCAACGTCTCGACCCAAGGACCGGTTAAATGTATCTATTGTGTCTCCGGCAATCTGCATCAGCCTGCTGTTGTTTACTAACTCTATGTTTTTTGAAACATCACCTAACAAATGACGGAGAAGTTCCATATCCCCGTATTCATACGCCGCTAAAATAACCCTTCCCTGCTGATTAATTGTATCGAGCAGGGATTGATCCATGCGGTCTTGAAACTCCGGACTGATGCGACTTACTTCACTAAGTAATTGCTTAAAAGTAAGCACACCCTCTTCTTGTTGTTCCTCCAACAAAGCCGCAATGTTCTTGCCGTCGCTGGTTGTGCCCAATTCTTGTAATAGACGGCCTAACTCTCTTATTTCTTCTTGAGTCAGGTTTTCATCTCGGCCTTCTAATTGTTTTTCAATAAAATTGGTGGCGGATATTTTTTCACCCTCAGTTAAACGGGTGATGCCCTCGTCATCACGAACTGCCTTACTAATTTTTCTTTTGAGAAAATTGTAAAACCCCGGAGCTTTTTCAGTTATGAAAGAAGGAACGCCGACAAAGCTGGAAAAAGCACCTAAACCAACAAAACCACCAAGCATTTCGGTGGTTAGATTGGCCGCACCACTAGGTTGCTCGGCCCCCATTTCGGAGATATATCTTCCTGCCGCGGCACCCGTGCCAAAAGCCACTTCTTCCGAACCAGCCATCAAACCTTTTATCGGTATCCGCGTTTGTGTGAAGGGGATCATTGACTGTTCTCGACCTCGTTGACCTACTCTGGTGACGAGGTTTTCTATACCACGAACAAACTTTGCAGAGCGCGGATCACGGAGTGCCTTCTCTGCAACCTCGCCCGCGGCAATAATTTCGTCAATTTGGGCCGCCGCCGCCTTGTTTATAGGCTTGCCTGCATCATCAGTAAGCGGCCTTGTCTTTTCAATAAGGCTTTCAAGAAGGCCAGCGCGCTGTTTTTCTAGCCCTTGAAATATTTCTCTGGTCCCAAAATTTAAAGTGGTTGCCGTCATTCGAGGGACAGGCGCAAAGCCCACGCCAAAGGCTAAGGTTTCAGCCGCCTTCTGTTTGGCTCTATCTCTTCTCGTAGGTAAAAAAAGCTCATCTTCCCCAAAAAGAAACTTTCTGGATAGAGCGTCAGCCCCTTCTGCGCCAAGTATTGATCCCACCACGGCTCCTGCAACGGGGACGCCAACACGAACAGCCAGAGTCCATGGCGTTGCTGGTGGAAGGCCCGACGTTAGGGCCATCCCAAGCTTAAAACCGCCTTTAGCCCCTAGAACTGTTCCGCCCGCCGCACCAACGCCCGCCGGTAAGCCCTCTGTCAAAAAGGTTTTTAGAAAACTTTTTGACCCCATGGGTTTGTTGTCAGGGTTCCGTAAAAAATTGGCTACGATGTCTTGATCTCTAAGAGGCTTTATTTCTTCGTCCGCAAAACGTAGCCAAGGCACATCTGAGCTTCGCATGTACGTGTAGGGGTTTACCTCCTCTGGGAAAAGCTCTGGATTTGTTGCTTGTAGGTCATAAGCAACGTCCACTGCCGTTTGTTTTAAAGCGGATATGTTTTTACCATCAACACGTACTGAGTCCCTTGACAGCCTTCCTTCATATTCGTCCAAAGACACTTTCGGATAATTTTTTATCCCTTCAACTTCTGTGGGTAAAAACTGAATTCCGGAAGAATCTTCAGGCACGTCCCCTTGTGCCTCAAAAGCTCGTTCTGCGACATCTACAAATGCTTTTCTTTGAAGACCCGTAGGGGCTAATTTAGGCATCGTAAATCCTTATCATGACGTAAAGGGTTTGGGCTCATATCCAGAGACATCGTCATCATCGGAGCCACGTCCTCGGAAAGCGTTATAACGCTCGGTCACGGGACCCATCATGTTTTTAAGCATCTTTATCTGACGGATTGAATGCATTGCGGCTTCAATATCCTCTTTTGTCGCGTTCCTCTCTGACAAGATGCTCAAATTGTTTAAATACAAATTATCTAATTGTTCATTAAGCACGTTCCAGTTACTTGCCGCTAATTCCGCATTCTGGAAGAAAGCTCTGTCTGGATCATTCAGCAACGCCGCCGCAGGACCTAGTTCTGCTACAGGTATTCGTGGGTTAGCAATAAATGCCACTTTACCCATGAACGCAATTGTCCTTAGATACTGACGCATTTGAGACGCCGCCATTTGTGCTTCGGACGTTTCAAAAAAGTCACCCGTTATATTCGCAAACCATTCTTGAATGTTTTCTATCGGGCCTAACGCCTGTAAAGATGCGTCAATGACGTTTAGGGCTTGCTCATCTCCAAATTCATCGATATACCGCATATGCATCTCAGCGGCATCTAATACATTAAGCTCTCTAGTTTTTCTTTGGCCTTTTGTAAAACCAGCCATCATAGGCTCTATTTCTTCAAGCGAATAATGTAATTTATTCGGATCAAGATCTAATTTTTCTCTAAGATATTTAGAGTCGGGATCATCTCCCTCCAGAACCTCTCGTATTCTGACCATGTTTTTAATTCGATCCGCTCTACCATATATAGTAGCGCCCGTATTAAAGGTGATTTTCCCCTTCGGACCTGTTCGCTTTAATACTTCTTCTCCGCTATCTGGGTCTTCGCTCACAACCTCAAGACCCTGACTAAAGTCGTTAAATGCGTCGTTAACTTCGTCCATGCGTCTATTAACTGTTCTTTTTTCTCGGGCCTCTTTAGGCGTGATCTCATATATTTGAGCGTCTGCAAGATCGTCTAGGGATAATACCTTGCCACCTTCAATAGTAAATTCTTGTCCGGTTTTACTAGTGCCGAGCATAACGGTTTTGTCGTCAAAAACTATTTCATAGCTCTTTGGCTTTGTTACGTCTTGTGCAGAAGCTTCTGTTCTTGTTATGTATAAAGGGTTTCCGTCTGCGTCTTTCTCCTGCAATTGAGCATTCAACAGCAGTCCCATGCGAGGGATTGACGTATTGTACCCTCCCATAAATTTACCATCGCTTATACGATAGAGGTTTTCAATTTTACCTTCCAACATCTGAGAGCCTGCCTTGAGGCCTGCCGAAATTAGCTCTGTTCCCAACTGCTCGCGTAACAAGGCTATATCCCGGTCCATTTTACGGTCTTCACCCGCACGTTGAACGGCCCCCGAAAGAGCCGCTTGGTTAACAGCTAAATCAAATTCTCGCTGTTGCGCCGCTCTGGCCTGTATGGAACTGGGAAGGTCTTTTGCCGCCGTTGCCAACTGAGCGCCTAGCGGTTGATTGGTAACAAGTTGACCTGTTTCTGGGTCACGGCCCGAGGCAAAAGCTAAACCGGCTTTTGCAATGTCAAAAAACGTCTGCGCTTGGTTGTATTGTTTTGTTTCTTCAGTGTCCCCTAAAACTTCTTTATATAGGGGGGACATTTCTTCATAGTATTCCCGCACACTTTTTGCTTCGTCCAAAGTGCTGACCCCTTGACCCAGCATTTTTAGGCCGCTCAAAAAATATTGCTGTGAAGGGTCTCTCAATAATGGCTTTAAAGATCCTGACGGTGCCGCAGAGTTTCCCTCTTTGGGAGTCCCATTAGAGAGATACTTTACTTCACCGCCTTGTCTAAAATTTTGTGGAGCAGGGGCCTCCGGTGCCCCTGCCATCATCAAGCTTCCTACCCCCTGACCCATGTCAGTTGGTTGCCCGGCTTCCGTCATCATGTCGATGTCGCCGGTAAGTTGTTGCATCAGGTTGCCAATCCCACTGTTCATGGCCCCCTCTTCCGTCATCATGATCACCGGCTGGACCATGGCCAGTACAGACTCTGGCGTCTGGTCCGCGTCCCCTTGTCCGACATAATCGGCCAGTTCATCACGGCGGGCGTCCAGTGGCATTTGGTTGCCTCTGAACGCGTTGATTAAGTCCTCAGTAGACTGCGCGGCATCAATGCCCTGCATCATCTGCTCCGCGTATGCCTGCCCCAACTGTTGCCCTTGCTCGGCAGATACCTGCTCCACCTGTTCCAACATAGCCGCCTCTGGCGGCAATTGTTGTGGAGGAGGAGCCATATCTTGTGGCATGGGCTGTGCGGGACCGCCCATCTGCCGAAATAATGGTCTGTTATATACACTCATAGTTTTTAAGCCCTAACTATCAAAGAGTCCTATTTTCTTGGCACCAGCGGCGGCGCTCAACCCAGCGATACCCAGACCCGCAACCTGCTGGAACATAGAGGGGTCTTGTGTCTGAGACATTTGTGTTACTTGTTGCGAGGACGGTGTGCCTTTGTACACGTCGCTCAAGAAAGCATACTGTTGATAGGGGAACTGTTGGAGTTGCAGGTTGCTCTGTCGCTGTGCGTCCAATATGGCTTGTTGCAGAGCCTGATCCCGCGCACCAAGAGCTTCCAGAGTCTTAACATCTCCAAGGTTTAGCTGTTGTTGCAACTGACCCAGACCGGCCTGCTGAAGGCCCCTGTTAGCCAACTCATTGCTCAACTGACCCCCTGCCTGAGCCAATGTGCCGAAGCCTTGACCCATCTGGGCACTAGCTTGCCCCAAAGACTGAAGCTGGCCAACGTCTGCCTGACCCAATTGACCAAACTGAAGGCCTAAGTTGCCCACTTGTTGGGCTTGTTGCAAACGTCTGGCCTGTGCGGCTTCAAAGGATCGCTGTGCATCTTGGCTCGACTGCTGGAATCCAGCCAAACGAAGTTGTGCCGCGGTCCGTGCTTTCTGTTCCTCTAACGCACGGTTTAATTCACCCTCGGCCACGGCTTGTCGGGAGCCACCAAAGGCCCCCGTAGCGGCGGCTTGAGCGCCTAACTGTTGTCGTTGTTGCTGACTACCGCGATCAATGTCAGCCAAGGCTTGCTGAACCACTTGGTCTTCAAACGGGTTCATAAACATGCCAATGCCGCGTGGGTCAAAGGCCGCGTCCGTTCCAACCAGAGCCTGTGTAGCGGCTTGCTGGTACGCAAAGGGCTGTGCCCTTTGTGCCGCCGCAAGCTGTGCCGCCTGTGATAGGGCCTGTTGCCCCTCACGGGTAGCGCCTAAACCTTCACTAATCCCGCCAAAACCATAGGTTTCTGCGTAATCTTCGCTCCTTCGCAACGCATCCAGTGTGTTGTCTACGAAAGGCTGGAAAGCCCCTACGCCCTGTGCCGCACGGGCCGCGGCTTGTTGCTGTAAGGGCGTTAGCCCTGCTACCTGAAAGGAGGGTGGTAAAACGGGTGGCGGGGCTTCTTGGCCTACCGCAAATAGGTTTTGATCTACAAAGTTTCGGACAGCGTTTAAAAGTTCAAGGCGTTTTGCCTCTATCTCAGGCGCTTCCTGAATAATCTGGCGAGTAGTTTCAGTAGCCACGTTACGCGTTCCCCTCAAAGCGGCTCATCATGTTGTACATGTTCCGCATTCCTGCCTCACGGCTACCATTCCCTGCACCACGGACGGCTCTGGCGGTCATGACAAACTCGCCATCAGACAGCATGGCGGGGATGTCGTCAGAGGTTTCTGTGCCGGGGCCACTTATTTTGCCATTACGGCGAGGGAACTTGCTTGTATCGATGCCACCCCCGTCAGCCGCCGCCATGGAGGGCGCTACGTATGCGCCGGGGGTAGATAGGGTGTACTGTGAGGGGTACATGTCAATCAGCTTTTGACCCGTCAAGCCGCCATAGGCATCGGTTAGTGGGTCCATTTGGGGCACATCAAAAAACCCTGCCGCCGAAGCTATTCCAGTTCCAGCAATAGCGCCCGGAAGATATTTTCTTAGCAAGCCGGGATTTATTCCCTGCTGTGCCAAGCTGTCTAAAATATTAGCTCCTACCTCGGGGGTATACCCTGCAATGCCTTGCTCAGTAAAAAATTGTTTAAGCTCGCCTGCCGTAATCGAATCCGGAATAAAGGCTTGCTTTAAAAATTCCGGCTTACCTGTAGTAAAGAATTTTTTAATTGAATCTAAAAAGCTTAATTTGTTTAAGCCCGCATCTTTAGAAAGCTGTGCAATTCCCTCTTTTGTCAGCATTTCGGTGCTTGGGCTAAACAAATTGGAAGTGTCTGCTGAAGTCGTTCCTGCGGCGTCTACGGCTGTTGTGGCGGCGTCCCTCCCTGCTGGAACAAAAGGATCAAGTTGTGTTGAAGCTTTTTGTAACGATCTTTCAGCAATTGTTTTGGCAGAGGCCCCCGGAGTATCGTATGACGGAGCCCCCGGAGGCGTTAGACCGGCTGTTATGTTAGTGTTTGCCGTTCCGGTGGCTAACCCTTGAGCCTTTAATTTAGCGGCCTCTTGCGCCGCAAGGTCTGCGGCAGTATTAGCACTTTGACTTAAAGCCCCTGCGCCACCTTCAGGGGAGAAAAAGCCCCCTGCCGGAGGACTAGAAAGCGTGGGCGCTTGCATTTGTGCAAGTTGTGCGGCTGTCGGACCCTTTTCAAGCAGTGAGGCTCGCGCAAGGTCTGCGGCTCTGTTAGAACTTTGACTTAAAGCTCCTGCGCCACCTTCAGGGGAGAAAAAACCTCCTTGTTGCACAGCTTCAGCCGCAGTAAGCGCCGTGGGGTCTGCCACTTCAGATGCTATAAAGTCTGGCGTGGCCTCAGAAATTTTGCTGATATCAGGACCGGGCAATGTTGGGTTAATTCCGCCCCCAAAACCAGTAGGCAAGCCACTCTTAACACCGGCCAAGAATTCACCGCCCTGCATCACGCTTCCAACACCCGACGCAAGGCCACCAACAGCGCCACCAAGAGCCGCCGCTTTAAACGCGTCTTTAAGACTACCGCCTTGAACCAGTGTTCCAATACCTGATCCCAAAGCACCCGCGGCTATAGTCCCCAAGCCGGGGAACATATAGTTCAAACCGACCGATAGAATAACGGGGGCAAGCTTCTTGAATACTTTGACCACACCCTTAACGGCTTTTTTGACGCCCTTGAATATCTTCTTCAAGAAAAACTCAGGCTGGCCTGTGACAGGGTTGATGCTATTTAAATCGCTACCCACGATGTAACGCTCTGGGTCAATGCCCATGTCTCGCATACGTGCAAATAGAGCTTCTTTTAGTGCAGGGTCTTCTTCAAAGACCGCCATGGGAATAATGGTTTCGCCAGTGGCAACGTGCGCTATGCGATCATCTTCTTCTCGCCCAAACTCAGCCAGTTGATCTGCGGTGGGCTTAACAATGTCATAGTAATTGTCGGCGTTCAGCGCCTCGTCTGACCAATCCCCAACCGTTGCAGTTAGAAATGACGCAAGGCCCCCTTCTGGGACCTCATATGGCTCTGGATTTCGTGATACGGCGGCGGCTGTCATATAACTATCCCATGATTATCAGCGATTGTATCAAAGCCCTCATGGCGTTGATACCGTCACAGAACCTACGGAACCCGTGCCCGCTAATCCGGCAGGATGCGGCTTATTAGCGATCACTATTTTCAACGTACCATCTTGCTGAAACACTGCGCCAGTTTCTAGGTTGTAGTCGTTCTGCTGTAAATTCGTCAAGGTAAGCTCCGTGTGCCGTGCATCGCCGGGGTTGTTAAATAGCTCAAGAAATACAGAAAATGAGCGTACAACCTCCGACATATACGTGGCATCGTATTGTTCCGGTGCCCGTGGAAACTGAGGTAATACTAAGCGGCGTCCGCTCATCTGCGGCCATCCGGGCGCACGTCTAGTCGGGCAGAGCCCAACCGCCATTGCGTTTCTGTGTTAGAGGAGGCTATACGAAGCGCAAAGCTACGGCCTCTCAGACGTAAATGTACCTGATTTGTAAACTGTTCTACAGGGGTAGTTGCAGATCGTGTAACAGTCGCCGCATCCTCTGAATCGTAGTTACCGCCGGGGAAATCACGGACTTTGGTGGTAAAGACGACGTTTGGCGAAGCCGCAGTAGAGTTTTCAAAGGTTATGTCGGGGATAAGGCGACGTATAAAGGCAAACTGCTCACCGTCCGCAAGGTCAATCTGGCTAGATTCTATGTGGGCATTAATAGCCACAGCAGGATTAACAGTAGCGTCATCCAGACCCAGTTCTTGGAAATATTGCCTGCCATCAGTGAACGTAGCAACCGGGAAGTCGTTGATGCCACGGTCAACCCAAGCTGTACGCACCAAAGTACCGTAATACCAAGCATTCTCTTGATAATTAAATACAACGTAGCGATCAATTTCATTAGCTGTTGACGACGGGTAGAACCACCAGATTTCGCTGTACGCCGAGTTCGACGCCGCAAAGACCTTCTCTTTCTGTTCACGGTTAAAATCATCAAAAACGTATGACCTTACCGTACAGGGAATACGCTGTACTTGGCCACTAAACACGTAGAACTCTTCAAAGCCCATCCAGTACACGACATCGTCGTGTGCGATAGCCGCAAGAGGCGACATGATGGTGGTGTTTTCCGATACGAGATTGATACCAAACGTGAACGGCGGTCCCAAAAACTGCATGGCGTGGAGCGAAACGTCGGTATACACAAGTATTTGCTGACGTGTTTCTACCGCCGCCACAATCTCGGAACCCGAGCCAATACGCAGATCACCTGCTGTATTGGACGGCAAAGACTGCCACGTAGTGGGGTCTTCTTGATCACTAAACCGAATCAACAAAGGGTCTTGAGTGCCAATAGATGTCTCTGAATCGCAACCAAAGGCAATAATGTGTCTATCTCTGTCGGACACTAACACCTGTTTGGCTATCGTCGGGGTGGTCGAATCAGCGTTGGTACGGTCGGAAATCGCCACGGCCCGTGAAGACAGGCCCAAGGTTTTGTCCCAGTAAAAAATGCCTGCATCTCGGACATTTATGATCAAGTCTTCACCGAAGTTGTCATGTGTCCAGATACGTAGAATGGCGGTCGTGCCGGTTGCGGCGGCGGCGTCACCCCAGCCTTCTCTACCCCACGTGCCCACGCCCCAGCCTGTGCCACTTACAGAGGTATCCAGACCGGTATTGATCTGATATGCGCCTACCGTAGAACCCCCGCCATTACCGCTGTCACTGGAGTTGGCTGTAACTGTCGCGTCAGAAGTGTCTTTGGCTATGATGGTAAAACTGTTGTCATTAACAACCGTATCTATGCGATACTCTTGGTTAAGGACTGCCGCCGTAATATTACCACCCAAGGATGCCGCGCCTGAAAAGGTGACATAGTCCCCTGCCACAGCCCCGTGGGCCGTGTCTGCTACCGTGATAGTTGAGGAACCGTTGGTGGCGCTAAACGTTACATCCCCTGCGCTCGTTGTAGAACGAATAGGGGTGATGTCGTTATAGATGCCGCCTTCTTCAATGTAGTATTTGAGGTGTGTTCCGAGGCCCATGAACCTTGAGCCGTCGAGCGCGACAAACGGTTTAAGGGCACGACAGGTGCCAAGAAAGGTGCTTTCCGTGGCGCGTTCCCAGCCACCTATTTTTTCAGGCACACCAAACCTAAAACGTACTTTATCGCCATCAAACCACCCGCCCTCGTTTGTGTACGAGGTTGTTTCGCGATTTATTCCGGGTCTAAATTGTAATTTTGTTAGGGGCATGTTTAGTTAAAACGTAGATACCGCTACACGTTTCCAAGTGTTTGTGGCCACGCAAATGTACAAATACTCTGTGTCATAAGCTAACTCACCTTTTGTTCCCGAAGCAGAGGAACTTGCGGGAGTTTGTGATGTTTGTATCGTAATGCTATCTCCAGTGGTAGCTAGAGCATTAAACGTGCCCGCACCGGGCGTCGATGCGCCTATGTTTGTACCGTCTATTTCGCCACCCGCCACGTCTATTGAAGGGATTGTCGCCGTGCCCGTGGTGCTTAAAGTAGTAAACGCACCCGTAGCAGGAGAATTAGCCCCGACAGGAGTGCCGTCCACCGCTCCACCATTGATGTCAACGGTGGCAAAAGTAGAAGTTCCGCTAGAAGCAATGTTACCCGTGACGTTCCCTGTGACGTTGCCAGTAACATTACCCGTGACGTTCCCTGTCAAATTACCGCCAACATTACCGGTAATCGCGCCAGTGACGTTACCCGTCACGTTACCCGTCAAATTACCGGTAACATTTGTAGCTACAAGATCAACAAACACCTGCGTGACCGTAGCGCCCGTACCGCCACCGTTAAACTTCAATATAACGTCTTTTCCGTTGGCTATTTCAAAATCATTGGATGCGTTGTAAGTGCCTTGAAAAACAATGATTGATCGACTGCCACTTAAAGAATTACGAATATGAACGATTTTTTCGGCATTGTTAGGGGTTAACTGCACGTATGCGGTGCCGCCAAGGTCTCCCCCATCTGTAAATTCAATGAACTTGTTCCGCCCGTTAGACGTGGACCCGTCCGTTATAGGAAGGTCGGTAGGGCTACCTGAACTACCGGCAGAAGACAACGTGACGGAAATAATGCCGTCTATGGCGCTGTCGATCAGATCAAAGTTTGTGTTTGTGGTTGTTCCCCACGTACCCGACTGCTCGCCAGTAGCAATCTTTTCAATACCAAGGTTTGTCGTATATGTACTAGGCATGATGTCCTCGCTACGCCGCTATTTCTACCCAATTGGCCGTCTGATCCGGAACTATGGGGTTCCAAGCAAAAGGAGTCACCTGACCCACTTCCCCTGTCGCCGCTACGCCCGTCACCTGAATTTGTATCTCACCTATTGCACTAGCGACTCCAACGCGGCCCACGGCAAAAGATCCCGTAACCGCTACATTTACACCAGTGCCCTGCGTAACAGTGACAGAACCAACGCCACCGGTGACCCCTACTCCTGTAACTTCAACTTGTCCTGCGGCATTTACGGTGGCAGAACCAACGCCACCGGTAGCCGCTATGCCCGTAACAGAAACATTTGCCGGTCCTGTGATTGTTACACTGCCAACGTCACCGGCGGCGGCAACACCCGTCACCAAGCCGCCAGTTCCTAGCTCAAACGATACCTTTAGGGCGGTATCCGCTTGTGTGGCAAAAGACTCTTCTGCAAAGCCCACGCCACCAAAGAACCCGCCGCCCGCTCCCGTTGCCGTCATCGGCATGGTTGCCGAAACGCCAGTTACGGAAACATTTTCAGGCAGAGATGGCACGGCTGTGCCCACACCGCCCGTGGCCGCGATTCCGGTAACATTTATACCGATTGAAAAAACTACCTGACCAACACTGCTCGTTGCCTGTAGCCCCGTGACTACAGCGTCTGCGGTGCCGTTTATGGATGCACTGCCAAGACCGCTAGTGGCAGACAGCCCTGTAACGCCTACCGGACCAAAAGCGGAGGGAGTGCTGAATGGTGTCGCTGAAAATCCGGTTAAACCAAACATAGGCGTTAGTTAGGCCCGCTCTGAGTGTGCGCTATCACAGTATACTACCCCTTACTTGACACCGCTTCAAAAATAACAGCTATGATCCCACCCCCTATTGCCACCAACACGATAATCCAGAAAGACTTGACTATTGTGTCCTTGGCCTCCTGCTGGGCATAAACCTCCCGCTGACGCTGGGCCTGCACTTCTTTCATGCAATTTCTATATTCTTCAAGACCCTCATTGCCGTATGCGTATTGCAACAGCGTAATTATTTCTTTGCGTTGATTTTCTATGCGCTTTTTTGCGGCAAACATCTGCGCGGCTTCTGCTTCAA